CGCATAGCGGCGCGATCCTCATCGGATTTTGGCGTAGCTGTGATTGCCATATAGTCATAGACGCCATCTTCATTGGTAAAAGGGATAAAGCGCGTTGCGTCCAGATTGACTTGATCATCTGTGGCGAGACTCCACCAGTGAAAGAGACCGCCATCTTCTTCTTGTGATAAGAACATAGCAAAGGCGCTGAGCTTGCGACCGCGCACCTGGATGCTCGTGACATGCTCTTCCACGTAGGCTGTTAGGTACTTGCCATCGGGCGAGACCGGAAACGTACAAAGCTGTGTTTCTCGTGTGCCATCATCAAGCTGGTAGACGGTGAAATAGCCTTCACTGTAGGAACGACCGGCAAAGCTAAAAAGTAGATCGTGTACGTACTCATTCAAGACGCTTGCTACTGGTTTGTTGCTCATTGATTGACCTGTCTCTCTAAACAAAATCCGCTAAACTTGATTGCTTCAACTGCAATAAGTGTAGCGGATTCTGATACATTTAGTTGGACGGCTGACGGTCAACATTCAGTCCGTTTGCCTACGCCGCGAAAGGCGGCTCTGGTTCGGGCGTTGGCTCTGGCGTTGGCTCTGGAGTCGGTTCGGGCGGCGGCGGCGGCGGATTCGGCGGTGTGCTTGGGCTTGTCTCGCTACGTACAGTCGTGCCGAGTACCCCTTCGCTTGTCGGTGTCAAGACAAATCCAGCGGGCAAAGTATCCAAGTCAAAAAACTTGGCAATGCGATTACCGGCATCCAAGTCATTGAGCGGCATCCCAAACTCAAAGACCTGTACCGGATCCGTGTCAGTAGCTTGATAATTCCAAGCGTACCAATGATCGGCTGGGATGCCTGTGAATTGTACCGTCGTGTTATCCTGTGTGACCTCTAGCTCTTGTGTATCACTTGCTTTTGCCATGATAAATTTATCTCCCTGTCAAAATCCTGTCTGTGCGGTAAAGACAGTTTACAATAAAAAAAGCCGCTAGGGAATACCCCAGCGGCATGTGTTTTGCGTGATAAGTTTAGTAGACCTGTGGCCCTTCGTTGTCACGCATAGCGTTGATCTCTTTGTGGATAAACTCTTGCTCATTGACCAACATACCTAGACGTTGTGAGAACAACTTATCGCAGCGTCCAGCCATTGCCCAACGTAATTCGCCGTACTCGCTTGCTAGTCCAGTGTACTCCTTGTATTTCTTGATAAACTCAAGCTCTGTGTTATCCCGAAAGAAACCGGCTTGCGTAAGCGCAATGTCTACCATTTGCGTCTCCATCCTGCCCTTGCTACCAGGAACCCAAATCATAGACTCCTTGATGCCATAGACTTTGCTTCTATCAGATACCGAAAGATCAAAGTCAAAAAACTTAGCACCACTGGTTTTGAAGATATGGTTCATCTTGCTGTCATGCAATGGCGAATCGGGGCGCGGCCAAAACATTACTGTGACAATCTTATTGTCGATCCAGATCTCGCGCCCTTTGACTAAGCCTAGTTTGTGCGCCTCGTGTTGGCTCAAAAGCGCGACTGGCGGCGGCTCACTCTTAGGGTCGGGGAACCCCAAGAGATGATTAAAGAGACCTGTACCGCGGCGTGTGTTTGTCATGATAAGTCCAGTGCTAGTATTCTGACGGCAGCAGCAGCGTCGTGTAGGAACGATCCCATTCGGTAATTACCCAAATTTTCACCCCATCGGGCAAAATGTAGGCGCTGAAAATGCGCGTATCATCCTCTAAGGCAGCTTGATTAGACTGTTTATCCTCATCGCCCAAATCGCCCCAATCGCCGTTAGCGTGACGTGCGACCAAAGTCATTGGATCTACTTGCGCCTCTTGCAGCGCGTCCAGCGCGCCGTGCGTGGCGACAACTTTGCCAAGATCAAAAAGTTGCATTGTGATTATGTTAACTTGCATGATTGACCTGTCCTTTACTCTTCACTTGATAAAATGTAGGTGAGCGCAGCCTGATAGGTCGGGAAGCCCAAACAAATGCTACCAGGGTTTTGACATGGCTTGCGCGCAATTCGCACACAAGCCACATCCTGAAAATCCGCCGTTGCTTCTATTATCACAAAAAACTTAGGCATAGATCGCGCCAAGCTCTATAAGCTCTTGCTCTGACATGGCGCGGATCATGTTGGTAGAATCCCACATCCCGCGGATTAAGTCGGCATCGAATTGATACGGTGTGAACGACTGTGGATTGCTGTAATAATCTTTTGGCGTGACATGGCGCAACCCTACGTGGTGCAGCCCAATCAGCAGCCGTGTGAAATAATCAAGACTCCAATAGGTATTGTTCTCAGTCAACGGCTTATTTTCTTGGCGGTAAAGATTGCCCCCAAAATCGTCGGCAAGCTCTTGCGCTTTGCAGACTAAACGCATAGCGTCGGTGCAACCAGGCGCTTTGAGCGTTTGCACATTGACGGTCAAGTAATTGCAGCTTGACCATTCAAATTTGCAAAGCATGGCAGCGTCATAGCCACTTTGCCAAGTGCTAGTCGGGAACGCCAACGGATGTACGCCGTACTTTGACGGTTGCTGTGGACGATCCATGCCAAGCAATTTGGTATTCAGATAAATCAGCGGCGACGTTGTGAAAATGTCTTTGGGCGGCTTGGGAACGTCCAGCGGCATCAACCGGCAGATCTCAATTTCGATGTTAATTTCGGGGCGCTTGCTTTGATCATAGTTGGTGCGTGTTGCCACACAAAAGCCATACTTGCTCTTCAAAATGCTATTGCTCATGATTGACCTGTCTTTCAAAAAGTTAGTGGGATAAGTGTAAGCAGTTTAGTGTCATGCTTAGGACACAACCTGCTAAACCAGCGGCAAATAGCGATCCCGCTCTTCAACCGCTTGTAACATCTTGTGCGCCATTTCCGCCGCGTCTTGATTGCGTAAATCAGTCCGACCATTCGTGTACGCTTGATCAAGCTGTAGCAGCAGCGGCATAATCACGATCCGCATAAAACTTTGTTGCAAAGTACGATGTTCACGAGCAAACCAGTCTTGAACGGCGGCGGCTCTTTCATTGTCGCTACCACCGCCATTTACCGCCCTCATGACTAATTCTAGCGCGTCTACCAATTCTTTGTTTCTAGCTGTGTTGCTCATTCTTTGACCTGTCTTTCAGTGATTAGCTTTACAAAAAACTTCCTGATTGAAAGTGTAGCAGAACTTGATACACTTGTCAATAGTTTTGCCAAAAACTCGCTAAAACTCATTCGCGCCAGGTGATTTCTTGGTCAATAAACCAGATAGCATTGTGGCTGACGCCAAATTGCGCAGCGATTTTTCGCAATGATGGTCTGCGTCTACTTGACAATAACGTCTTGATTTCGTTCACTTGCTCATCTGTTAATTTTCTTTGCTTGATTGCACTAGCTCTGCCTTTATAAGCCATTTCGTTCATGTTATCTTCATGCGTCCCCAAAAACAGGTGAGCCGGATTCACACAAGCACGAACGTCGCAATCATGCAGTATGCAAGTACCATGATAAGTAGAAGGATCATCGGGAATCGGCCCGTAGTGCAATTGCCAAGAATAGCGGTGCGCCAACATGTTTTTGGAGTCTACGCCAATCACTCCATATCCCCCCTGATTTTTCCCGCCTTGCCATAGCCAACATTCATTTTCAGAGCGCACATCTACCTTGCTCCAAAAGCGCGCTTCTGTCCTAGCCTTCCGTATTTCGTCGTTCATGCAATTTCCCCTGTGAAAGTAAACACTAAACCTACGTGATTCTAGCCTTATCCAGAGTATTTGTCAATACAAGACGTGTTGTATCTAGAGTTTCTAGCGCACTTGTATATATATACGCACGCGCGAGCGCAATCATGAAAGGGGAAAGAATTAAAGGGGAAAGAATTAAAGGGGAAAGAATAGGAACTTTCCTGCTACCAGCGCGCCGTCCTGCTAAAAACTCGCTGTGCTTACTTTGCAAAAATTATGATATGATCGGTGCGCCGTCTTATCGCGGTAAGCTCATGCGGGGCTGGGTCGTAAGTTAGGCCAACCGGCGATCCAGCCTTGCGTGAGCGACGCGTAAGACCAAACTCAGACGGCATCCAGACAGCACCTTGACCAAACTCAGACCGCCACTTAGCATGATAAATTTAGCCCTCGCGGGGGCGTGGCCGAGTGCAAGAGCGGGCGTGGGCGTGCGGGTGAGCGCACGGAGCAATTTTGGCCGAAGCCCTATAAGGTAAAGTGCCAGGGTCATTTTGGAAAACTCCTGAGCTTGCTTGCTCTCCTGCGGGGAAATTTTTTCACAGCCGCCAACTTTTTTTTAACAATTTCCCCGCTTGACATTTTTTTCATTTGTCACTATTCTTTTTGGGGTTGCGGCAAGTTGCGCGGAAAATTGCCGACAAAAAGGGGTAGGAATTTGCGAAGAAGCGCCGAATATCAGCCAGGCAATGCCTATATCATTTCGGTACAACTTGACCAGGAAAGTCGCGAGAAATTGCGCCGACTTTGCCAGGAAAGTGGCTTTAGTATGTCCCGCATGATCCGCACACTTGTCATGGGCGCTCGTGTCCATCAGAGCCACACGATCAAGGAAAATTCCAGCCCAAAAGCCGACTAATTTTTCCCGCATAGGCGCATAGGCGATTTTCAAAAAAGCCGAAAGGGGGCGGCACCTTTTTTCTGGTTATACCGGCACGGTGTAACACCCATTTGCACGTTATGTCACTTCGCATAGTATTAACACGCGACAATTTTCCCAAAACGCACGTTAACAACCAGAGAGTGAAAGGATTTTGTATGAGAGAGTCATGCGAACTTTTTGGCTTGGCATGGCGGGAGAGCGGGCCATGAGAGCCGCTGCCGCTGCTGTAGCCATCAATCAGATGGCGTTACCGACCAAGCTGGAAAAAAATGACAAGCGTTGGTTCGAGTACAACAATTCTTTCGAGAATTGCACGGTCACGCCGAGCCAGTTAGCCGACCAGATCAGGGACGGTCACGGTTACACGGCCTGGCATGACCCGCACTATCGGCACAGTGCCAACTGGCAAAAGAGCCAGTTCATCGCCGTCGATCTCGACACCGAAGATGAGCGCAGTAGCTTTGGATCTATCTTGAAAAAGCCACTGGTTGTAGCCTACGGCACGCTGCTGCACAGCACGGCCAGCCACAAACCGGATGCGCCCCGCAGTAGGGTGATCTTCTTCTTGGACAGAGCGATAGAAAGCGCCGACGGCTATACCGCCGCTTGCACTTTCCTGAGCAAATGTTTGGGGGGGGACAAAGCCTGTACAGACCCTAGCCGTGGCTTCTTTGGGGCGAAGGATTGCATGTGCGAAGAGATAGGCAGTGTCTTGCCGCTCGATGTGATGCGCAAAATGTACAGAGCGTTTCACGACAAGATCCCACCACGTAGGCCGCAACGCCAACCAAGCCAACCACTGACCGATGATGAAAAGTATGAGCGCATAGCCGAAGCCCTGAGCTTTATCCCAAAATGGGGCATCAGCTATGACGAGTGGTTCACGGTGATTGCGGCGATCAAGAATGAGCTTGGCGATGCCGGTTTCAACCTGGCGTTGAATTGGGGAAGTGAAGAAGAAGGGGATGTAGCGCAGTGCTGGAAGGGCACCCGCCGCAACGGGGGCAAACTCTCCCGCATTGGCACGATTATTCACATTGCGAGTCTGCATGGGTTTGACCCGAAGCGCAGACAAAGTGAGGCCGCAACGCCCGAAACGTCACGGCCTCGTTGACACCACAGTTTTGCCCACTGTTCATGCCTGAATAAACTTATGTCAAACTATACACGAGTAGGTGAAGTTTGTCAAGTTACATTTAAGGCATGAACAGCCCTTTTGTCAAGACCATCTTGGCAAGATTATATACAATTTAAGATCCAAAAGAGGATACAGGGCATGAGTACCATCACCTTGAAGAAGCCAAGCGCCACTGACAAAGATGAGAACCGGCTTGTTCTGGTTAGTAATTTGGAAAATAGATGGCTGGAGCCACAGGGCTTGTTCTTATCACAAGAAGTTTTGCAGGAGAACAGCCGTGTGCTGGGGCCGTTTGGAGTTGCCGTCTATGTTGCCTGGCAATTCCTCACTTACATGGGTAATGAGCCAACCGTACACAGTATAGCGGCGTTCTTGGGTTGCCAGAAGGTGACCGTCAAGCGCCATCTGCTGCACTTAACAGAGCTTGGCTTAATCGAAGAAGTCTTGTAGCGTAAGAAAGCAAAAGGGACGGTCTGGTCAACCGTCCCCAATTGCTTGCAGTTCTCTTTTCTCTTCACAGAAAAGCGGTTGTAGTAACGCAGTACGAGTACCCGCAAAAACGAATACCCCCAGCCATACGTACACCCAACCATGTGATTTCCACTCTAGCATGGTCGGGTTGGATATGCAAGTGGGAAAAGAGAAAGAGTGAAGAGATGGCTGAAAGACGCTTGGAGTTAGAGGATATGGACAGACCTTTTCACAACAGCTTGACGTACCTGTTTGAAAATTACATCGAGCAAGTTGGGCAAGCTGGCGTCTGTGTCTATGGAGCAATGCTCAAGCTGATTCAACGTGGCAACATGACGCCAACCTATGAAGAAGTGGCAAGCGCCGCAGGGTGCAAAGAATGGACGTTGCGTAACACCTTCGACAAACTTGCGTCGTATGGAATTATCACGAAAGTTTCAAGGCGTGATAAGAAGGGCAGCAAGTTGTCAAACTTGTACAAGCTCAATGACCCCGATACATGGTTGCTGGTGAGTGAGATCCCTGCAATGAATATCACTAATACCCCCCCTGCAATGAATTTCACCAATACCCCTGCATTGAATTTCACCAATGGGGTGGATAACGGCGAGATTGGCGACATTACCAGTGTGAGCGGGCCATTAGTGACCCCTGCAATGGATTTCATGACACCCCCTGCTGTGAATTTCACTGCACCTTCTTCTTCTTCTTCTTCTTTTTTTCTTAGTTCTACTAATGATCTGAATACTACTAACCTAGAACAAGATCGCGCGGATCTTCCTACAACTGATGTTTCTTTTACAAACTCTCAGTCGCGCGATCCTCGCGAGCGCGCGGAAGTACCGCCCAGCAAGAACGATGCGCCGTTTCAAAAGATTGAGCGCATGTGGTACAGCAACTCCGGCAAGAAGCTCAACGCGGCGACCGAAGAAGCACTATGGGGTTTTTATGTTAAGTACGGCGATGAGTTGCTGCGTGAGGGATTGAACACGGCGTTCACCGAGAACACGCGTGGCAACTGGCCGAGCATGAGGTTCCTTGAAGCGATATTGAGCCGTCTTGAAGCAACAAAACGTGCCGACGAGATTCGGCGGAAGGAGATGGAATACCGAGCTAATCCACAGGCGAAACCCGAAACTTCGGATGTGGACTATACCGACAAGAGTAAAACGCTAATCAAGTTGTTCAGTCGATTCAAAGAGAAACAGAGCGACCAGAAAGAGGATGAAGGTAATGGATGATTTCGAGGACATCATTGACCCCAACGAGTTCAATGAGATGGATGAGTTTTTCAGGACAAATCCGGAAGGCTTTAGCGGCGAAGGCTTGCGACCGGTCAGCTTTGTCTTGGCCGAAGCGATTATCATGGTTGAGGCATGGCAGCGCAATGAAGCCGGTGGCGGTTTCCGCGCCAATCTCAAGGCGCTCGACCAGTACATCCAGTTTGCACCCAAAGAACTGACCATCATCGCCGGTCGGCCAGGCACCGGCAAGACCGCACTCGCCATCCAGTTGATCACAGATGCCGTGCGTGTCGAAGGCAGCAATGAGCGTGTGGCTATCTTTAGCGCAGAAATGTCAGGCAACATGCTCCTGCTCAGGCTGGCTTCGGCGGTTGCCGGTGTCGAAATCCCCACCCTACGCCGTAACATGGCGACCCAAGCCCAATACGATGGCATCAAAGAAGCCTTGCGCGACCTGGCCGAGTTGCCAATCTGGATCTCCGACAAGTCGGCACCGGATTACTCCTACATGAAGGCTGAGCTTGAAGATTTTCAAAAGGATTACACGCTGGCGGCGGTCGTCTTTGACTTTATGGAGCTACTGCGCACCAGAGGCAAGACCAACGAAGAGCGGGCAAGCATGGCGGTCACCGCGCTCAAGGACATCGCCAAAGAGTTCAACGTGCCGGTGATTGGCATTTCGCAACTCAACCGCGAGGTTGAAGATCGAGCCGACAAGCTACCCAGGATGAGCGACCTGCGTTCATCGGGCATGATTGAACAACTGGCGGATAACATCGTGCTGATGATGCGTCCCAAATATTATCAGGATAAGGGCATGGAAGTTGACACCAGAGTCCTGAACAAGATTGTAGGCCCGACCAACATTGATGACCCTTGTTATTTTGTGGTTGCCAAGAACAGGAATGGCGCAACCGGCATGTCGTTCTCTGGCTTCGATGCCAAAAAGATGTACTTTTACGACATCGAGCGCACGCCGATTGCAAAGCTCATGGCCGATGACTTTGGCACCGATGATGACCAAGAGACTGAGACCGAGGAAGTTGAGTGACTGAATGAATGATCCTAGTGGGAATAAAAAAGAATGAATGATCCTGATCATTCATTCAGCAATGAGCATCATGACCCCTGGACACTCGTGCATCTGCGGGAGTTCAAGCCGCTCAACGTGGCGTTTCCGGCACCAGGCGTCTACCGCCGTGTGATCCTGGTCTTGCCGCCACTGGAGCCAAGTTTGCTTTCACGCCTTACACCGTCGGGAGCCGAACCGTTGACGCTCATGCTCGACTTCAAGCGTGAAGTGACCGCCAACGAGCTACTGGCGCTCTTTACGCGTGAGCTAGACTTGCTGCGTGAAATTCATTCCGGTGCCGCTTCGCCCTTCAACCGGAGCATCTTTCTACGGCTGCATCTAAGCACCAACCGCGAACGCATGGGCGAATTGGCCGCGGTTGAATCGCCGCTGGATGGCCCGTAAAGGCCAATTTCCGGCGCTCTGCGCCACGTTGCACGGAAAAACGGCCTAAGAGTCACAAAAATTTATCAGGCCCATTTTAAGCCGTTTTTTAGGCTGTTTACATAAATTTAAGATTCTTGCCAGCCTTGCCTATTGACAACCACCCTTGCCCTGTGATAAAAATGTAACGGAACTTGATACATTTTACGGGAAATAGGGGGAACAGTGGAAAGCGAGATAGAACTAAACGCCACTGACAACGGCAACATTGTCATATCACCACGGCACTTGGGCGACCGCATGGAGATTGCGGCGGCGCATAAACGGCTCTTGTTGATGTTGCCCAATGCCAACAACATGCCGGTGGATGTCTTATGGAGCCTGGCACAACTGGCTGTGGCCTACCGGCTTGACCCTTTTAACGGCGAGATCTACGCCGTGGCGGTCGGTAAGGAAAAAGTGGGCGAAGAGTGGCAAGATAAGTACGTCGTCATGATCGGCATCAAGGGCTTGCGGGTGTTGGCCCATCGCCAAAGCCATTACACGATAGCGCCGGTTCGTGTGATGGAAGATGAGGAAGTCAAGAAACTACGGCGGGAGAGCTATGAACCGGAGGACATCGGTGTCGAGGTGCAGCTATTTAGGCTCGATGTCGCCAAAGAGTGCAAGCACGTCGGTATCCCCTACTATCCCACCGTAGGCCGTGGCTTCTGGCGGCGCAATGCCAGAGCCATCAAAGATAACCGCGGCAACATCACAGGCTATAAGCCGGACAACATTCCGGAGACCTGGACGGCGCTTGAAGTTGCCGAGAAAAGAGCAGAGAAAGCCGCCATCACCAAAGCCTTTGACTTGCGCCTTGACCCCAGGCTCTTTGCCGATGAAGATGCTTTTGAGGGGGCAATGCACCAAATGGCCGAAGAACGCGGGCGTGACACTGCGATCACTATGCGGGATGACCATGTAACCCAAGAGGAAAACGGAGATATTTTGTATGTCAAGACCTAAGAAGCAGCACGAGGTTATCGAAGAAGAAGCCATCGCAGAGCCGACCGAAGAAAATATCACAGAGAATGTGATAGACGATGACTTGGATGTTGAGGTCGATGACGGCATTGAGCTTGAAGCCACCCAGCAAGAAGAGTTGATCAGCGAGGATGATATTGATTCGTTGCTTTTGCGGCGACCGCAGGGGCGACCCAAAGGCACGCTCGATTACAAGCTGCCTGTCCATCAGATTGAAGGCGAGTACCGCAAGAGTGAGATGGTTGCCGCCTTTGTCCATCTGTACTACATGCTTGACCGCCAGTTTGCACCGGACAACGTGCCGCTGCACCACTTTCAAAAGTTGCTCAACATCTCACGCCACACCGTCTACCGTTGTCTTGATGATGTCAAGAACGGCAAGATCCTGGCGCTCAAGCTGCACGCTGAACTGATGGTGATGAGCGAGAATCTGGCCCAGGCCGAAGTCATTCGCAAGCGCCGCCAACGGCAGAAGATGGCCGAAAGCCAGGCCCGCATTATGCAAAGACGCATCTTAGAAAGGCGCTTGGGCAAAGAAGCCAAGAGCAAGTCTGAGACACAAGCGCCACCCGTCCCCAAGAAACCGGCTAAACGGCGAGACATGGGCTTATCAGAATAAACACAAAGGGGGGAACCGTCTTGTCTGTCGGCTCCCCCCTTTTGCTTCTTGCTTGCCTCATGTTCTTGCTGCGCCCTTGCACAAACACAGCCCCTTTATTTTATGTTAATCTCAAACAATAGTCAATAAGTTTTTGCAACAATTTTGTGTCATTGACCGACTTGCTGGAGATCTGAAAGACCTGCCAACCGGCCATCTGCGCCGCATTGAGTTTTTCATAGTCACGCTCTACTCCCTCTTGTGACCTGTGCCCTGTCTGCGGGGCGTACAGACCGCCTTGAATCTCAAAAGCAATCATCACCCCCACCACGACAAAATCAAAGCGCCAGCGGCGTTCTGTGTCAAAGCGGTACTCCCGCTGCAACTGCGGCCCGCCCAGCATCGTCCAGTTGCCGAGGAACCTATCTTCCAGAATCTTGCGCTTGTTGCTAGGCTCTGGCGTAAGCTCTGGCGTAAGCTCTGGCGTAAGCTCTGGCGTAAGCTCTGGCGTAACCGGCGTAGCTGAGTCTATGCCGGTTACGCCCGCCGAGGTAAGCGGTGTGCGCCGAAGGAGTGGGCGGCGCTTTCCCGCGTTCAGAAGGACATCTTCATTTAACTCGATAATGTCAGGCGAGAGTGTCTTGAGTAGTTTTGCAATGGCGGCGCTGTTCATGCGTTTACTCTAACATAATGGTGCGGAAAGTGCAACACTTCATCTGCGATGGCGCTTCTCTTTGTCCCGATGGTCGAGCCGGATCAGGTCGCACAGCAGCAAGAAAATCGCAATGAAAATCACAATCATGAAAAACCAAAAATTGTGATCGTCCATTGCTAGAGTCCAGTGAGCGTACCCACGCCGACCAGGATGATCGAGATTGCCAAGAGAACTACTTCTAAGCCCGCGGCCAGCCCGACGAAGTGAAAGAGAATCAAGAGCGCCGCCAAAATTATTCCCAAGAGCGTTAAATACCTGTTCATGCTGATTGTCCTTTCTGTCATAAGTTTAAGCCCTGCACGATGCACCACGTTTCGGGATCTACACGGCCATGCCGCATCGGGGTATCTTCGCGGTATGTGCCATCCTGGTTACACAATCTGATTTCAAAATGCAAGTGCGGCCCTGAACTATTGCCGGTCGAGCCAAGCAAACCTATCGCTTCACCGGCCCTTATACTTTTCCCAACAAGTCCAAGCAACTCCGAGCAGTGGGCATATAGGCTATAGCACAGCTTTTGCTCATGGAAGATCATGATGTAATTGCCATAGCCAGCGTCATAGTCGGAGCGGAAGATCTTGCCATCGGCTATGGCGAGAATCGGCGTGCCCTGCACGACACCGCCAAAATCGGTGCCGTCATGCCCAGGCAAGTCAAATTGCTCATAGCTTGGCGGGTCTTGATAAAAATGTTGGGTGATAAAAGAACCTGGCAAGGGGTGGACTAGACCACCGATCAGGATCGGCGGCGCTACCGGCAAGGGCGGCGGCATATAGCTAAACTTGTCGCCCACATAATCCGCCGAGGCCCAACCGTCAACCACATGCAGCCAGCCTTCTTGCTCCGTGTCATACAGCACGGTGCTGCCATGTCTTAGCGTGCCAAGTACATGGAACGAAGTGCCTGGCCCAGCCCGAAGATTGAGACCGGCGCTTGCTGTAACAATGCCGGTCTCAATCTCTCCGTGTGGAGGAAGGGGAGGTATTGGCTCTATTGGTTCAGCCGCCGTCACATACTCAAAGGTGATCCACGTCGAGGTATGCTCTTTGGGGTTGCCGTTCTTGCCCATGCCGATGCCGCCCGCATAGTCGCTGGGCACACCCTCAACGACGTGGATGCCAAACTCATTGAGACTAGCAGACATGCCAAAGTCATAGTTATACGAGGCGTTGGGGTCATCCGGCTTGCTGGTCACTTCATCGCTGCCACTAGGCCAGTCAACTTGGAGTTTGATGCCGCCTACTTCTAACTTGTTCTGCAAGACGGTGCCTAAGATGTGATGATCCGGCCCCACGATATTGGCGGCATCTTCCAGCCAATAGGCTTGGGTGATGCGCCAGTATTTTGTGCCAGGCGGCGGCTCCACAAAGTCAAAGTAGACGCCGCGGGCAATCAACTTGGGGTCAATATCACGCGCCGGTTCAGGGATAGGCTCAGGGGTTGGTGTGGGGGGTTCAGGGGTTGGCTCAGGGTTCGGCGGTTGCGGGGTTGGCGTTGGCCCTTCACTGACGGTGTAGCCGATGTTGGCTCCAATCTGAAAGTCCTCAATCACGCCGTTCTTGCCTTCGATGCCCCAAATGTCGCCAGGTTGATTCGTCCAGCGGTAAAAACAAACCGCATGTACTTTGCGCATACCGTCGTGGCTGTTCCATGCGTTTATCTCAGCAAGTGCATTTTGTATCCAACCGGTATTGGCATCCCGCCAGGGGTCATCGCCCTGGTCACTTTCCGTGATAAAGGTAGGCAGATTGAGCGGCCACTTGGCGACATTGGTGATGGCTTTTAGCTGGTCTTGATAAGTGCGGAAGTGCCAGAGCCAGCCTTCGACCTTTTGCTCGGAGAAGATCAGGTCAGGGCTTGTGCCGTGCGTGTAGGCGTGCAGGGCAAAGCCGTCGAGCTTGGTGATGTAGGTGAGCATGGTGCGGTAATAGGCCAGCCAGTCGCCCGCCTGTTGGTTCCAGGGGGCGATACCGGCTGTCATCACTTTGACCGGATCGCCGGTGTTGCGAATGGCTTGGTAGCAGAGGTCAAAGCACTTGGCATACTGCGTCGGCTCAATCTTTTGCTGTTTCGGCCATTCCTGCTTGTGATTCGGTTCATTGCCGATGACCACCCACTCAACGCCTGGACTGTTCATGACAAAATCAGCACAGCGGTTGGCGAAATCCTGGTACTGGTCGGGTGATGGGATGGTGCCGTCTACGCCGTTGTGCGCCCAATTGAGGCGCACAATGTTGCGGAAGCCTTCGCCTGTCCAGCCGGTGAAGTTCATCCACTCTGTCTCTGTCAAGGCAATGCTATGCACAATCCAGCTTGGATGGTCGCCATAGGCCCACTCACCGCCAGGGTCATGTAAGCCGTGCAGATAGTTCGCCATCGTGCCCCCTTCTACACTTCACGTTGCCGCCGCACCAGATCCTCAAGGATGACCACCAGGCTTTGCAGCGCGGCAATCATCGCCTGTTGGTCAAGGCGCGCTTCGTCATACACTTTGGTCAGTTTGTTCATGGCGCGGTTGTGGCCTAGCTGCATAAATGCCAAAGCCAGTCCTGAGATCCCGACATAGGCAATGATGTAATCCCACGGTGCCCAACTGCCCATGAACTTGCCTCGCTAACTTTAAGGCTCCGGTGGCGGTGATGCGGGTGGTGGCGGTGCTTCCGGCTGTGCTTGTGTCTGTGATGGCCCTAGCGGATAGTAACCGGTAAGCAAGCCAAAATGTTTGGTCACAAAAGTCTGAATCGCACCGTCGGCGCTTGGCGGATTTTCCGCCCACGGGTCAAAAGTAACCGTCCAGTCATAGTCAGAGACCATCGTTTGTGGGAATTGAAACTGGTCGGGGTACTTGATCACATTCGCCAACTGCGCCCGCTTATCGTCCAGTGGCTCAAGCGCATCGGCCATGTCGATTGCTTGCTTCTTGACTTCGCTCAAGACCTGTAGCCGAAACTCTTCTGACTGGTTAAACGCCTTCTGCTGGAGTGCGTTGATAGGCATGTTAGCCCCCCGCTGCAATCTTCTGGAAGAGTTCAGGGTCACTCTCCTGAATCAGTTGGTTGAGCATCAGTACCGCCCCCTCTTGGCGGTTGACGCCTTTTTCCAGTTCGCCCAGGCGTTCGGCCACAGCATCACGGTCGGCTTTGGCCCCGTTGAGGGCATTGAGCATTTCCATGCGCTTGTCGAGTAAACTTTGAACTTGGACGCTGGTTTGCTTGGGTTGCACAACTTGGGGCATCACTGCACTTTTCTCGACACCATTTTGCAAACCCTGAGCTATTACTTCTTGCTGTTCCATCTTCTTCATTCCTTTCCTACTGCGTGAATTTTGGATTGCCATAAATCTCTCCTGATCACTCTTTAGGTTGCCGCCAACCTTTGTTCCAGCACGCTGACGCGCGCCATTAGCCGCTGAAGTGCAGCGATCAGCGGAACAATAAACCGTTCATAATGCAGCGATTCGGGTTCGCCATCTTCCCGATAGAACACAAGCTCTTTCGCTCCCAATGCAGCGACCGCTTCCGCGATCAGGCCAACTTGGTCTGCTTCGGTCGGGTCATCTTTGGCGTTGTAGACTATCGGCTCCAGCCTCTCGATAAAGGCATCGTCATAGTGCTGCGGCAGTGGTCGAATGTTGGTCTTGTAACGGATGCTGCTGGCAACGCCACCGATTAGCCCATTATTATCGACAAAGAGCGAACGATTGGTGCCGCCGGTCGTATTGATATAGACCTGATTGGAAAAAGCGATGTTGCCGCTATCCTGAATCGCCATGCGCTGCGTTACCGTTGCACTCAACTGCTTGCGAACAGCAAAGGTGATCTGCGCCCCAGCCTTGCCGCCCGCGCCGGTATCAAACGCTTCGGCGGCATAAATCGAAATTTCGGCGCTGCTGCTCGTCGCCCAGCCGCCACTGGTATAGCCTCTAAACTGCAATCCGCCGAGATAATCGCTATTGGCGATAGCGGTCGGGCTACCACTGCTGCCGTTGGCTTTGTAAACCGCGAACGTGACGCCGCTGGCGCTGCCATAACTCGTTGCCCTTAGTGCATTTCGAGCATCGGCAATCACATCAAGCTGGGCGAGAGGATTGGCATTGTTGAAGCCAATCACGCCGTTAGTATGGTCGAGCGTTAAGAAGTTGTATTTGGGGGTGCCGACATCATTGAGTGCCTGGAATCTGCTGGTGTTGTCTACATCAATGTAGAAGTTAAAGCGGCGATTGTTGATTCCGGCGGTGCGGTTGATAATATCCAATGCCGATGCACTATTGCCGTTGATCAACAACGCTGCGTTTGTCCCGCGAATTTCAAGGAAAGTGTCATAGGTGTAATCATTGGTGCCGAGATAGTCGATGCCTGGCGTTATCACGCCAAGTCCCATGCTGCCGCCGCTCACATAAAAGTCGGCGCTGTTCTCCAACGTGACGCCAACATTGGTGGCATGGCTACCGATGTAGCCGGATCGCGTGGCCGCTGCTGCATCGGCATGAGGACGATAAAAGCTAATCAGCCCTGTTACCGTCGAACTGCCAGGATTGAGTTGTACCGATCCACTTGTGCTAGCGGCTTTACTTGTAATGGCCGAACGCACGCGCGTATAGCCCACGATGTCAATTTCGTAGGTGGCGGCGTCGTTGATGAAGATCTTGTCAATGTTGTTGGAGCGCAGAATAAGCGCGTGGTTCGTCCACGTTCCTAAGTACATGTTGTTCGATGAGTGGAGGAACATGCCGCCTTCGATGCCACCAGTAGCCCGCATCGCAAAGGTCACATTGGCCGAGGCCGGAGCAAGCCAGATGCCAGCACCAGAATAGGTCGCCAACGTGGGCGAGTTCGGCCCGATGTGCAGAGACGCCGCCGCCGGAGTGACGTTGACACCCACCTGACCAGTGGCATCTACCGACAAGGCGGTAAAAAACGATGTCACCCCATCCTGCACTGGCGTCCCTGTATTCACTCCATAAGTCAACGCCCCACTTGTCAATGACATATAGGCTGCGGCTGCTGCCGTCTTATATTTCCATTGACCGTCATACCAGAGGTTATCACAGATGTACATGCCGCCTGGTGAAATGTTGCGCACCATGATCGCATTGCGATACCACTCGATTGCCCTGAAAGACGTATGCCATGCCTCTACGTCGGTCGTAGAGACGCCCATGTTGCCTAACTCATCAATATAGAGGCGCGACGTTGCATTGTTGGCCGTATGCAAACGGATGCCAGCCGCCGCCACCGAGTTGTAAATGGCAATGTCGCCCGCCCCGCTGTTGTAGAGGAAGCCAGTGTTGGCCCCAAGCGCACCAGCCGTATAATTAGCCCCACGCTTTTGCATCGACATCGAGCTAGTGCCATTGGTTGCTGAGAACGCCACTCCAGCACCCGTCCCAGGGTCTTGATTTTCCACCGCGATAATCGTGTTGGTGTTCTGGTCGGTGCGGACATGCAGGGGATTGGTGGGCGTGGTTGCATCCTGGCCGATGCCAACAAAGCCACTAGCCAGCATTGTCATTCTCGCCGCACCGTTGTTTTGCCAAGCGAAAAGTGGGCGCACCGTAACACTGGAGAAAACTCCGTTGGCCGGATCGCCTAGATTGTCGGTGATGACGGCGTTAAAGCGGGTCATCGGCTGTGTGCTGCTATCCACCGTGGTATAGGAATCAATCCCCAGGATGGAGCGTGCCGTGGTGCTACTGACGCCGCCGATTGCCGCCATGTTCGCCCCTGCCGCCGTGGTCGCATTGTAGATGAACAAGTTGGACGAGGTGTTGACGTTGAGCATGAACTTGGCAAGCGTCTCGCGGGTGGTTAGGTCAGCCGCCATGACATGCAAGGGCGCACTTGGTCCCGCTGTGCCGATGCCAAGATTACCCGCCGCTGTCAAGCGCATTTCTTCGACAATACCGCCAGTGGCACCCGCCGTAGAAAAAACCATGTCGGTCGGCATCGCGCCCGCGCCGATGGTGCCATTGGTGACGTAGGCAATGCGCGCCCCCTCCGCCCAGGCCAAGCCATCCCAACCGTACCCGCGCACAATTCCCAAGTTGTCGCCAGTCACAACAACCGTTTTTGCCGCGCGTGTGCCGCGCGCCTTGAAAAAGGTCAGCGGCGCGCCGCCAGTTGTCAACCCAACCTGCGTCACCGAAATGCCACGATGAAGATTGCTAGTTGGGGACAACACTTCAAGTTCTGTAAACGGATCACTGAGGCCAAAGCCCGCAAAGCCCGCTGTGTCTATCGTGAAAACATCAGCGGAGCCAAGCGCGGCATTGTTGGCAATCTTAAACTTCTGGAGGTCGCTGTTGTCGGCACCCACTGTCCAGCGGCGCACGCCGGTCAGCAAGAATTGAATCTGGCTGTCACCCCCCCCCAACTGCTCGACGGTGATGCCCGCATTGCTGCCGGTGAAGGCGTTGTTGTGATAAAGATGAAGCGAGGATGTCGCCACAGGTGGCGGGTCACTGAGTCCACCATCGCTGATCCAAACGCGGCTATCCTTGAGGATGATTTGGGCAAGCGCACCCAACTTGGTATGCTGGAGGGTGACATAATCGTTGTGCAGGGCAAGCGCGCCGTTGCCGTTGTTTGAGCCTGTGCTGGAGAGATGAAGGAGGCTGGCCCCCGCCGTTGTCACTTGACTAATGCGGAAGAAGCTATCGACACCGGCGCGGTAGGCACTGAGCCGCGACTGGTTCGACAGGTCAGGAGCGGTCAGTGAGGTATCCCATTCGATTTGATAGAGCGGGTTGTTGGTCGGGGAACCGAGCGTCTGGTAGAGAAACTTGATACCGCTGCTGTCATCGATCAGCATCGAGTTGGTCGTGCCAATGAAGAAGTTGAGGTCGGTATTAAAGAGCCTCAATCCGTTGGTCTTGTCGATGCTAAAGCCGGAAAAGCCGCTTGTGGTTAGCGGGTTAATCGTAAGGTCGTTGCCCGCCGCAAAGCCAAACTCATCGCCGCCAAAGCCGACAAAACCTTTCAGGTTACCCATCGTCGTCACCGGCTTGATGTTGTTCCAGGCTGCGGTGCTGGTGCGTGAGTAGACGGTGATGGTTGGCCCGCTCTTCGAGTTGAGCGCGGTCGTCGTGCTGGTCAGGTCAATGTAGCCCTGGCCCGCGGCGAAGCCCCAATCGACACAGGCATCGCCTATCTCCCACTGATTTGCGCCGGTGAGATCCTGGTCGCGGGTGACCGTGTAGGTGTAATCACCGACCACACCGCCCGCCACACTGGTGACTTTCATCACTTCAAATTGCGCCGCACCGCCAGGAGCCGACTCAAACATGATGTAGGAGCCGTTCTGGAAGTTGTTGTACTTGACATGAATCGTGGTTGTCGGCGTGGCACTGGCTAAGATTTGGGCGACAAGCACATTGGTTGGCGCAATCATGACTCTGCCACCCACAGTCGCCATTACTTTTTGGGCGACAAGTGTTTCGGCATACAACTCGCCAATGTAGAGCGTGCGGAACTTGCGGTTGTAGGCACCGATGTCGGTCAGGAAAGTCGTCTTGGGGTAGACAACATTGGTGTTCGGGCTGAGCGTGACCGAACCGCCAGGCACAAGCGCCAGGTCATCCGTACCCTGTGTGGTAATCTGGCGCGGCCCATTGATGAAGTCGATATTGGCGGCTATCTTGGGATTGGTATTAAAAGTAAAGACGCCGGTGTTGAAAGTGCTGTCTTGGTTGAAGATGACCGGCCCGTTATGGGTCTGTGTCTTGCCCGCCGCCCACGTCTGTGCGCCTGTCCAGTTAAAGTCAAACGCCTGGTTGACTTTGATGTTGTCGGCGGCAACCGTCAAGGTCGTATCGGCGGGCACCACATCAATCTTGCCAGCCGTCAGAAGCAAACCATTGCCCGCCAAGAGCGGGTCTACTGCCAGGCCGGAACCTTTGACTAGCCCTGAATTTGCTGCGAGAAGCACATCAATGTTGCTTGCCAGCACTTGAATGGCGGTGCCGCCGCCGATTGCCAGGCCGGATGTTTTGTTCAGGCCGGAAGTCGCTGCCAGCTTGACATCAATGTTGTCGGCAAAGACATCAATGGCCGTGCCGCCGCCGATGTTCAAGACCGGATTGGTGCTGATGGCACCGCCGCCGCTCAAGCCATTTCCGGCCCCCACTGTCAGTGTGTTGAGGGCAATTGTGCTGTCTACTTTTAAGCCGCCGCTCGTGCCATCTACTTGTAGCCCTGGGCTTGTCGTGTGAAGTTTTAGACCGACAGTGACATCGGCGCTCATTGGCCCGCCACCGGTGATAGGCGCGGTCACATTCAAGTCACCGACGGTGCCGCTGCCGCCGCCCCCTGCATAGTCAGGGTCAATGCTCAAGACGCCAGGAACCAGCATCTCCAGCCCTGTACCGGCAATCGAGGGGTCAACGCGCAAGCCAGGATTGATGCCGCTCTGCACAAACAAGCCGCTGCCAGTGGCAATTTGCAGGTAAATATCAATGTCGTCGCTCAGTGGCCCGCCGCCATCGAGCGGCGCATGGACGATCACTTGCGTGCTTGTGCGGGTAAAGAGCGCCGGATCTACGCGCAGCACTTTACTTTCCATGATCAGGCCAACGCCCGCCACCGACTCAGCGAGGGCTAATTCATTGCCCGCCAATGTCAAGCCCGCTGGACTTGCCAGGTCAATGTCAAAGGTAACCGTCGTCGCCAGGGTGCCGCCGCCAGTCAGACCGGCACCGGCGGTCAAGATGCGGCTTGTGCGCACCACCGATGGATCGACCTGAATCGTCGGCCCTATCAGTTGGATGCCACTTCCGGCAACCAGATCGGCGGGAGCCGATGGCCCGACCGTCAAGCCCTTGATGGTGACGGTGCCGGTCGTTGGGTCTAGCGTGATAAAGTCATTGAGACCGCTGGAGCCGCCCAGCGTAGTACCCGCCGAGATCTTGAACTTGCGGCCATCGGAATTGTCAATACCGGCGGTGAAATATTTGTCGATAGGATTGATGCGCCAGTGAATGACGGCATCGCCATTACTGCCCTGGTCGATCAGGATGCCCGCCGACTCATTGATGTTGTTGGACGCTTCGTAAACATGAAGCGGTGCTATCGGCGTCACGCTCAGGTCTGCGATCAAGACCTTTTTTTGCATGTGGATTTCGGTTGCCGCCAGCAGCATGTGTGCAGAATTGCCGCCCGCCACCAAAAAGACATCGCCGTTGATGCCACTTGTGTTGAGCGAGAGGCGGGCACCGGCATCCGGCGAGTTAGCCCCAATCGTGATACCGGCTTCTGCGCCCGAAGCGAAGCTCGTTGCTTGCAATTGCAAATAGCTGTCGCCAGGAGTGCCGCCGTTCGCCGCCGCCAACCAGGAGACCAACTTGTTGCCCACGCCAAAGTAGTCTACCCAGCCAAGATAGGCATACGCTTTGTCAAGCATGTTCTGGTCTTGAACCAACGTCAGCCCTTCGCTTCGAGTTAGCGTGACAACTTTAGCGGCGGCGTCATAGAGCGCGAGGTCGGTGTTGAACAATCTCATGCCCACCGTCGTATCGACCGTCGCCCCGCTAAAGCCCGCCGTCGGCACCGATGACAGGTCATTACCGGCGGCAAAACCAAAGATGTCATCGGTGTAGTCCACGACATTGTGCAGGTTGCCGATGCGCACCCGACTCTTGAAGTAAGGGATGTTGGAGGTCACATGGTCAAAGGTCTGCACGTTGACAAATGGCCCTTCCGAGCCTTCGTCCTTGCCGTGCAAAGCGTTCATGTAGATGCTGCCTTGCCCGATCAGGTCGGTCGTGCCGTTGGCGGGCAAACCGATGTCGGCCAAGACTTCACCTTTGGCAATCGGTTGGCCGGTAAAGCCGCCCGCCTTGACCAGCAAGCGCCACTTTTGGCGCGCCATGTGTGGCGGCACAACGCCGTCGGCGGTCTGCGCTTCTCTGGCGATATAGCCATTGGGGGGCACATCGACAATCGTTACATAGATCGTCGCCGCAGGGGTGCCGTGGGCGATGTCGATGATTCTAAACATCGCCCAATTGCCAGGGTCAAAGAGCTTGAAGTTGCCAAGTTGCGGCGCTTCTTCAAACCAAATGTCCATCTGGCTCCCAGGCGCGGGCAAGGCGTCATACGTTGTCTCGACAACACCAAAGGAACGGGTCAACCACCATTCGCCTCTGGCAACTCTGGCTTCATCGGCGGTGAACTTGCGTGCGAAGATATTATCGGCCTTGATATTAGCAATCGTGAGTTGCATGTAGTTGGCCGGTGGCTGGCTGTCAAAGATGTTAAAGCCGCTGATGCCGCCGATGTTATCTTGGGCATTGACGGTCTTTGTGGTTTGGCTATTGCGGACGGTGATTAACTTGCCCGCCGTCGGCCACAATTGCAGGTCATCAGCCGGTGCAATCGTCAAGCGGTTGGTCGCCGTGATTGACCTATCACCGGCTTGAAAGATTAGGTTGCCCCTTAAAGTTAGCTGGCGAAGTCCAAGCTCGCCGCTGTTGCCGGATCTGAGCAAAGTAGCAATTTGCGTGACCGAGACATCGGCTGAACTTGTCACGGCATGGGTATGGCCGGTGGCTGTCGTGGCATTGGTCGTGGCGTAGGTCAGGTCATCGCCAAGCGCCAGTGCCAAGCCGCCGCCGGAGCGAAACTCCAAGCCAGGGTTGCTAGAAAGTTTCACATAAATATTATTGGCCCCATCTTCGCCCAAGCCCTTTGTCGTATCAATCAGGTCGGTGACATCGACCGAGACGCCGGTGGACAAAATATCAATGCCGTCGCCAGGGTCTACCTTTAGACCGCTGCCATCGAGAATCAGCCCTGAGTTGATTGGCAAGATTAAGAAGTTGCCGCTGCTGTCCGAGGCGATGCCGCCCGCGCTCTTGTTTTTCGTGCTAATGACAGTGCTGGTGATGTCGATACCGGCACCGGCGCTATAGGTTGGCCCGCCGCCGCCGCCACCACCCCCGCTACCACCACCGGCACCGCCGACGGCAAAGACGGCTGATGCTCGCGCTGGCGCGTAGACGGCATTGGCCGGTCGCCCGATGTTTTGCACGGCAACCAGGCTCCCTGGCGGCGCATCGACGGCAAAGGCACTGGTCGCTTGCCCGCCCAGCGTGAGCGTCGATGGCCCGCTGACCACGGCGGCAACAGCCGCTTTGACGACACCGCTGCGGCGCTGTGTTTGCCGCCGGTATTCGTTCTGTAAAGTTCGCTTGATAATTCGATTGAGGGCTTGGCCCATTAGTAACTCTCCCTATCAATCTCCCGATAGCCAAGTTGCAAGCGCAAGGTGCCATCTTGCAAGGTACGGCTGACCGTCTCCACCATCAGGTGCTTGATGAAAGGTTGCTTGTTGCCTAGAAAATCGTACTGGACTTGATGGATGTGCCCGCACTGGATCTCAAAGTCAACGTCCGACAGGTCAAGCTCAACAAAAACGTTGTAGGCAAACCTTTTCATGCGGTACAAATTGGTACAGAGAATTTGCGCATCGGCATCGTCGTCGGCCAACATCGGCCCGACATCCACGATGGTGCCGCCTGGTCGCATCAGGTTGGTCGGCGGGTAAAAGACCATGCCTTTCACCTTCGTGTTGGGATCTTCCCAGGTCAGGCGCACTTGGGCGACTTCGCTAGGGCGCACGTTGACCGTTTCCAGACTCATGATTTCGGTGCGGGTAAAGGTCTTGACCGGTGTGTGCGTTGCACTGAGCAGGAAAGGATTTTGCGTGATCAGAATCACAGAGTTGCGCTGCGCACGGATCAGGCTGGAGCCATAGTCGGCCATGTCGGAGGCGATTTGCCAGGCGTTGCCCGCTTCGGTCACGCCAATCTTGCGGGCACCGCGGGCGAAGAGGCCGGAGCCGCCGGTGCCAAAGAAGCCCGCATCTTGTCCTGATAAGCGCATGAGCGCCTGGATCTGGACTTCGTTGTTGTAGCCGCTGCCATAGTCGCCCGCATCCAACCAAGTTTCAGGGTTGTAATAGCGGCGGTCTACCAGACACCGCATATAGTTGAGCATTGGCCTTGCCGTGATAATGGTCGCGGCGGCATTTGCCATCGCCCGCATATCGAGCATCATGCTCTTGGGGCGAAAGCCATCGCCGCTGACTTCGGCAAAGTGGCTATGCGTCAGGTCAATCGAAGCATTGGGCACCCCTGCTGCCGAGTGCGGATAGCCGGAAGCGGTGCTGTCAATCAGCGTGCCCAAATAGCCATTCGGGAAAAAGGGTTCGGTTGGCGCTGGCGGATCTTCATCGAGACTGAACCACCACGTAAAGTTTTTGAGATAAGGATGGCGGTCGGCGTGCGGCGCGGCCCGAAACTTGCCTCTGCCCCACTCCAGCCCTGCCAGGGGATAGGCACAACTGGCAATGCGGAAGCTGGCTCCCTGCATCGGCTTCCGTTCATCGGCGTCAACGGCGACAATGTTAAAGGCATTGCCACGGCCATAGGCGTTGACATTCCACCGCACATAGACACGCGCACCGGCCTTGTGCGTGTTATTCACCGTGCAGCCGGTCAAGGTGCCGGTCTTATAATCTTTTCCTGTGTAGGGGATGAGTTCGGTGTCGATGATGATAAAGCCGGAGCCGAAGCCAGGCGTCGTCTGATGCAAGCTCAGCCCTTCGACGTTGGGATGCTGTTGGCTGTCTACCACCCGTATGGAAGTGGTGCCAAGCGCAATGTCCTCAAATAAGAAGTGGCTCATCTCCGGCAACTTGAAGATCAGATACTCAACGCCGACCGAAGGATGGTCGTCAGGGTCATCGTCCGTCCGTTGGTCGGCAATCTGATAGCCAGGCGCATGGACATAATCTACGGTGTAGGCGTGGGTGACGGCAGTGCCTTCGAGCAAGTCACGTCTAAAAACTTGGCCTGGTAAAATTACAGGCTTGGTGCCATCAAAAGGCCCATAGGCAATGTGCGCGTCACGGCCAGGAAAAGAAAAGTCGCCGGTGCCGGAAATGGCCCACTCATCTTGTAGCTCAGTCAGGGTGACATCGCCCCAACTGACCAGCGAATCACGCCCCGAACTGCCGCCGAGTACCCAGCGTAAGAAGATGGCCCCACCTTCCCACCACACGCGGCGCACAAGCTCAATGTTCGTCCCCAAGTCGTCTTTGGGCACCAATGTTGAGGCATCGATCAAGGTCGTCGGCTTGGCGGCGGGAAAGATCCGCTTGAACACCGAAGCATCTTCGGCTATCACCATGCGCAGATCCGGCTTCGAGATCGTCGTGTCATCCATGCCGCCGTATTTGGCAAAGGTGTCGGAGTTGCCTCCCTGAAACCAGCGTTTGTGATAGACGCCCGCCGTGTCTTTCCACTTGGAGAAGATGTACAGCCAAGAGTTGTCCATGTTGTCGGTGTTGATAATCTCGATGTACTTGCAGCCGTAAAAGTCAACCGGCGGCGGCACGACAAAGAGACTCATCCAGGCTTTTTTATCTTTGGTATTGGCATAAGCAGCACGAGCGCCCAGCCAACCGTCGCTCACCCACACCGTATCTTCGTTGCCGTCGGTGATGTTGCTTGGCTCACAATCGACCTGTAGCTCAACAATGTCGAGTTCCGGTCGCGCACCGGTCTTGATTTCTTCGAGTTGCGGGTAGATCAACTTCCAGTTGGCCCCCAGGCTTGAACTGGCGGTCGCCTGTGCTTGCACACCGACATCGAGCGGCCCCAGCCGGAGTGCAGGGACTTGCGAGACTTGCAGGAGCCTTGCCGATGAGGTTATGTCAATCTCCCATGTGCCTTGCATGTTAAAGTCTTGGCTCATGCTCACCCGCTCGACCAGCCCCACGAAATACTGGTGATGTTGGTTTTCGGCCAATGAATATGGCGGCGTTGCGATTGTCACGACAAGCAGATGCTCAGGCTTGAGGATGCTTGCCGGTGCTGCTACGCCGGAGAGTTTGGCTGTCCAGGTCACGGTGGCGGTGTTTTCGGAAAGCTCTTCGTCGTACTGGACAACGCCATTGTTGTTCTGGAGCGGATACCACAGATAGACCGGCGCGCCGCTTGTGTGAAAGCCGTTTTGCCCTTCGGGGATTGTGCGCTGCACATTGATGATCGCCCCGCTCTTGTAGTAGGGCATGTACTCCCAGCCTTCGCCCACCGCATTTGGCCCTACCCACAGCCCGCCGCCATTGGGGATGCCTGTGCCGCCGCTGATGGTGATGGTCAGGTTTCCCGAACCGACGGTCGCCGTCAAGCTCATTTGGCCCATGTAGCGCAGGGGGGGAGCCGGTAGGTCATAGAGTTCTTGCACCCAACTCCAATGCCCAAAAGCGGTCGGGTCATCCGTCGCCACATGGCGCGGCCCGATATAGGCGTTGAAGGTCATCGCATTGAGGGTCATAGGATTAGACCGTCATAAAGGCGAACTTGACCAGGCAATCGTGGTACAGCCCATTTTTGTATTCTTGCCAGGTCGGGAGGTCAACCACAGCCTCGCGGAAGTTGAGGATAAAGGTATTGTTTACCCACAAACGGCAAGCGGGCATGTAGCTTCCGCCGCTGCCGATTTCGGTAAAGCGTTTGCTAAACGGCCCAAAGTCTACTGCTTCGCCAAAGTCAACCAAGTCGGCCCACCACTGAAACTCTGTTTTATTCATCACCTTGAAGCGCCACTCATAGCCCCAAATGCCGGTACGGATCTGTTCGCCCATGCCATTGCGTTGGCCGGTAATCGGTGGAATCGGCTTGATGCTGCCGCGTGCTTCCATCGAGTCAGGCACATAGAGATTGCCCGCAATCGGGCGCTTGAGCGGATCGGTATAGATGGTCAATGTAGCACTCCCGCCCCTGCCGGAGTCGTATAAGGCACCGCCTCTGAGCTTGCCAAGTCACTGGTGGCATTGCTGTTCATCTCGGTGGCGATGCTGCGCCCGACTTGACCGGTCATGATCTCCATCAGCTTGGATACCCACGGCAAGGACATCGCTTGACTTTGGAAACCGTCATACATGGCATCGGCAATGATGCTGCCCATTGCTGGCCCCTTCGTTGTGATTTCCGTGATAAGTCCATCCTGAATCGGTTCAAGTGCTTTTATCCCGAAAACTCTAAGGTACTCTGTGCCTTCGGGGGTGCCGATGCCAAACATGGCTTCAAGAGCTTGTTGCCCAAGTGAAGCAAACTCCTGCCCCATCAGATCGCCGCCGACCGCTTGCTTGTTGACAAACTTGTTGATGTTCTCAGGGTTGGCAAATAGCTCGCCGCTCTCCCAAGCACGCTTGGCAAGGATATACAGGGCTTTGGGGTCAGTGCCTTCCGGTAAGCGCAAGGCTCTCGCCCACTCGCCCAAGTCCACGTCATCACGCTTGGTCTTGTTGAGCGCCACATCTGCCAGGCGGCGCAAGGGGTCATCGGCGTAGTTGACCGGTATGCCTTGACTGGCTAAGTACAGGTCATCCTCATTGACTTCACTTGTCCCGAAAAGTCCAGGGATGCTGTGCAACATGCTGGAGAAGGTGCTTTTGAGCTTGTCGGCGGTAGTGTTGACCGTCGTTTCCCACTTCTTTGCGGCGCTCTCCGCTGCTCTGGATGCTTTTTCTGACGCCTTTGCCGCATCGTCAATGCTTTCAACCGTATCTTGGATGCCGCCATACAAAGTTTTTTCGGCGTACTTTTTGGCAATCTCCTGCGAAACATAGTCGCCTTGCAACATCTTTTGCTGTTGGTAGAGTAGCGCCAGGTCTTGAATGTCGCCTTCGGACGGCATCATGTCGCGGATTTTTTCGGGAGAGAAGCCCCGTTCAAGCAGGTCATCGACCAACTTGGTGCCAATGCCGTGCAGCCCTGCCACCATATCCTCAATGGCGGCGGTCGCTCCTGAGACGGCATCGGCTTCGGCATCTTCGGCATCGGCTTTGTCTTTGAGGATGCCCACCTGAAAATCAACGGCGGTACTTAAGTTGTCAATCTGCGCCGTCATCTGTGGCGTTATCACGCCAAAATTAGCGACGGCATCGTTAAGCCTAGAAAACTGGTCGCGCCACTGATCAGGGATCTTGACGCCCATCGTCTCCGCTGCCGACATTTTCCCGCCAAGTCCAAGCATCGTATCTTCGGCTTTGATCTTGGTGCGCAGCCGCGCCATGTCCCGTTGGTAAACATCTTGCGGGTTTTGCAGATGGAAAGCCGCTTCGTAGTATTCACTTGGCCCAGGCCCGCCGCGCTGCTCGCGTGCAAATAGGTCACGCTGGTGCGCTTCCCTGCGTGCCGCCAGGTCGGGCAAGAAGAGGCCCATATCCGTTTGCCCCAAGCCTCTGGCAAGTTCGGCCATGCGCGGGTTGATCAGGCGCTCTTGGATGACCAGGCCAATATCTTCGGCGGCTTGGCGTGCCGCTCGACTGACAATCTCGCTGCTGGTTGCCAGGGCTTCTTGGGCGGTCGCCAGGTCGTAATACTTCTCTGTTGCTTGCTGCAACATGGCGTTTTGAAAAGCAACTTCACGCGTCATGTCCGGATACTGATTTTGCAGATCCTTCATGATCTCTTTGTGACGCTGGATGCTTAGCCCTAGCTGATCAAACCTGAGCAATGACTGGTTTGCCATTGCCAAGCTAAATTGTTCTTGGATGTATTGCACATCACGTCCGGTCGCTTGCGACATGCCACGGCTGACCGTCGTGAACTTCTGCATTTGCGTTTCGGTGGTCGCTAGCCCCAGGTTAAAGAGCTTCATGGCATCGGTCATCGCTTCGCCACGCGTGGCGATGTTGCCGGTGCCTCTGATATAGGCATCGACCAGGCTGTTGGCTTTGTCGGCGCTTCCGGCAATCGTGGCAAAAGAAGCGGCGGCACGGCGATTGGCGGTCGCCATGCGGTCGATGTTCATGATATTGGCAGGAAGATTTTGGTAGAAGGAATAGAACTGACCGGCCAACGCATATTGCGCTGAGCCAAAGACCAAGTTGCGCAGACTCGAACCAGGCATGTTGGAGCCGCCGCCGCTGCCACTTCCGCCGCCACCGCCGCCGCCGCCACCACTGGCAGAGGCTTTGGTGCTTACTTGCAGCTTGCTAAAAGCCGTCTGAAAGATGTTGGCAACACGCGTGGCTTCTTGTTGGGCGCTTGGGGTATTTACTTTGACATCAAAGGTTACGCTTTTTTTTGCCATGATAAATTTTTATAAGCCAAGATCGGCTATGATTTTGTCCTGCACAGCGGTCACGGCACCGGCGATATTGTTAATTTGGCCGGTGTCCAGGTAATGCGCAGGTCGCGCCGGTAGGTTGCGGGCGGGCACACCCAGCCCTAAGAGGTCGGCGCGGAAGTCACTGCTGCCGACCTGCATCGTCCAGCCATCGGCGGCATAGTTGACAATGCGATAGCCAACCGGATAGAGCGCCAGCCACGATTGGCGGAATTGTCCCGAACGCACCAAAATCGGCGTCGTCGGGTTGTAGCCAAGAAAGATTCTTTCACGCCGCGTGCGGGGCGCGAGGGGTGCCCACGGCGGGCTATCACCGGCGGCTTGGCGGGCGAAGTTACCGGCAAAGCCGTAGCGCACCGCTCGCTCGATGGTTGTCAGGTCGTTGCTGGTCGGTCGCCGCCAGCGATTGATCAGATCTTCAATGCCTTCAAACATGCCGCTTGGTATGGTCATGCCCATTTGCATTGGCATCGGCGCTCCTATTTCTTGGCCGCATCTGCTTGGTCGGCAAACCACAAGGCCGACGCTTCGCGGTCATCACGGATCTCATGTTCGAGACGGCGGATATATTTGAAGTCTTTGCGCAACCATGTCGGCATGTTCAAGATCTCGCTCAGCGAGAGGCTTGCGCCCATGCCGCCGCCAAAACTTTTCCATGTGTAGTAGATGTCAATGCTGATCGGGTTGCACAGCCCCTCTCGTTCTTTGGCGTCGAGGTCGGCTTGCGTGATCAGTTGGTTGCGCGCCTTGTGGCGGGCGCTGTCATCTTCGTACTTAAGTTGGGCGTCAACTAGCTCTTCTAGGTAGCCACGTTGACGCCCCCGAAGTTTTTTGCTTCATCGTCCATCTGCAATTCCCACACACCAGGATTAAGGTCATTGCAGACTTCGACACAAGCCTCTAAAAGTTTGCGTGGAAAGAGCTTGAGAAATTGATCTAGGCTCAACCACGCTGCCGGTATCGGGATCTCCAGCCAGGCCGGTTGCGAACCGTTGAGCAAGCTCACCTTGCGCTCTTCGGCTTTGCTCAAGCAACTCATGAAGGTCGCCCAATCCGCCATGTCTCGTGTGTGCTGCCAGAGCGTAAACGCCTGAAACTTGTCAAGGCTCTTGCCCTGCTCATACTCGACTTCCGGCTCACGCTCGCGCACGAACTTGTCGAGAAACCACATCGAAAAATCGCCAGGCGAGATGCCGTGCTGCACTTCAAAGCTGTCACGTACCGTTTTCAAAAGCTCATCGCGCTTGATCTCTTCGGCTATCGTTACCGTGCCAAAGGTAAGCCGGTACTCGCTGATTTCCGGTAGCTCTTTTGCCAGGCTCGCCTTGCGCTCCGCACCGGCATCATCATCACTGAGCGCCTTGTACTCTCTGACCTTGCGCCGCGCCCAACTTGGGGCGGGCACCTTCCAAATGACACTTTCACTGCTGGTGAGCAACATGCTGCTTTTCCTGTGCCCATACTAGGGCGACTCTGAATTTATCTCGACAAACTTATGGAGTTGCATCGGGCAATGTCCAGGCCGAACCACCGGCGGCGGTAAAGCCCGCTGTGCTGATCGGATAACTGGCAATGTCATTGGCAAGCTCTATGCGAATGGGCGGCGTCAAGGCATCGTCAATCATCTTCCAGGCGGCATCGGCGCGGATAATCTGGTTGTTCTGCGCTTGGAAACGGCCAATGCGAATCTCGGCTTTGGGGATGTTGATGATGAATTTGAAGGGTGTGGTCGTGCTGGGAATCGGGCGGTTGGTATTCATCTCGATGGTGAGACCGGTCAAGACGGTGGCGGCGCTCAGACTGGCACCGGTCACGACACCGACACCGCCATAGAGCAGTTCATTGTAAAAAGCCAGGCTCAATTCCAGACCGCGGATTTCGCCGCGCACGGCGAAGCTCATTTCCTGGTTGTCATTTCGCCAGAAAGTGTGCAACAATTGGTCATCCATTTCGATGGCACGGTCGATGGTGATGGTATGCTCGCGTGGGATACCAAAGTCAAAGTCACTGAAACCGGCTGTCGCCGTGTCCCATATCATGCCCCCCAAGAACGGCATGAACTCCGTATCCGCTTCCGCTTTGACCGTATAACCACCGTCGGCAATGATTGTCTCTTTGAGGCCCATGCCAACACCACGCGCCTGAACGCCTTGCCCACGTTGCAAACTCAGGACAAGTTGGCTCAACCGGCAATCATGGATCTGGCGCGAGAACTTACCGGCACCTGTCCCCATCCTGATATAACTGGTGATGTACGGCGCATCGCTTACGGTTGACTTGACAAACTTATGCGTGGTGACGCCGGTCGCCACGACAGGCGCGCCTTGCACCATGCCGATGCCAAAAAGCAAATGCGCCATGCTGTAGGGATAGGCACCGACTTCAAAATCTAAGGGTACACTCGTGCTTGACCGCTCCGGCACACTTTGGGCGGCGGTCGAACGCTCGTGAACACCCAGCATGTGATTTTCATTCTCGACATACTCCATCTCAGGAACCGACTCCAGGCTGATTGCCCGCGTCGCCTGTACATTGGTCGTGGGGTATGTCCCCTTTACAGTTTGCGGAGTAAAGGCAAGCCGCGTGGTCAGACTACTTGGACTCGGCATAATCTATTACCTCTCCGTTAGAACGCGGATTCGTACACAGGCGGCACCGGTGTATCGGCCTTCCGGCTTTTGACCGGCCAATCCGGTGATATACAGTTCGCCGTCATCATATTCAAATTGCTTGACATATTCACCGTCAGCCGCGGCAAGCCCCCCCATGTAGGGGTCTAGGGCAAGCTCAACCGTCAGCGCGGCACTGGCATTAGAAGCAAAGGTCTTGGCGTCAGCCATCTCTTCAAATGAATTTGTTACGACAAACTCATACGGATAGTAGATGCCGTCCAGGTGATATTCACCATCGCCAAACATCGGCTCGCCTTCGGCCATCTTGCGCTCGGTGGCGCGGATCAGGATAAAAGGCATCTTGACCGCGCCAGGGTCAAACTGGTCAGCGATCACAATCTGCGCATTGGCAAGCTCGTTGTACTTGGCGCACCAAGCCAGCACTAGGTTATAGAAGTAGGTATCGAGCAGTGTCCAGAGCGACGGCGGCAAGGCCAAAGACATGGTTTAGCTCCAGTCCCACACCGGATAGCCAGGCGGGAAACCGCTCAGATAGTCGGTGCCGAAGAAGGTGCGTTCCCAAGCCTGGTTGCCACCGGTCGGGTCAACCGGCGTCAGACCGACACCAATTTGCCCATCGTCTCTGGTTTGCAGGACATAGCCATAGACAGCCGCCTCTTCAACCGCTTGCCGGATCAAGGCCAAGACATTGGTGAAGATCGTTTCACGGTCGCCTTCGACGGCAAAACTTTCCGTGTCAACTCTGGTCGCCAGCAGCGCGGCGAAACGGACAAGCGCATACCATCTGGCAATCACCAGATAGGTCGCTTGCTCGATAGGCGTAGCCAGGTCAATTGGGTCAGCAATGTTCATGCGGCGGGCGGCGTCATCCAGGTCGATGCCATAGCCGTCTACCCCATCGGCATGGGTCAATTGCTTGACTTCATTGGCGAGATATTTAAGTTTTACGTCGAGGATTTGGGCGGCGCTTGCCTTGCTCAGTGGAGCCATTGTCAGCCTCTTCCTTCTCTTCTGCTTCCGGTGCTTCGTCCAGCATCACTGGATCTTGCAAGACAAGGACAAGGCTTTCCAAGATGTCGGCAACCTGTTCCAGCGTCACAGCCTGGCGCTCAATCGGTGCCATGCGGAAGTTGAGATCCACATCTTTGAAGTCAGCGCCGGTTCTTTGCTTGAGCGTGACAGCCGCTTGACGGACACGCTCGATTGCCGTCTCTTCTCGAATTGCTACGGATTGCGCAGTTGGCATTGTCTTGGTCTCCCGACTTGTTGGGCGTCTAGGAGTCACACATCGCCCATCCCGAAATGACCGGTGCGATGGCTCCTAGATGCCCAACATCCTAAAGAGGATACGGATGCCCGTTCCTGGGGAACGGCGAGAAAGATTAGAGGGCATAGCCCGCAGGGATGTCATAGTTGCCCGATGCCTTAAACTGCATGACAACACCGTTAAGACGGTTGGCAACACCAAAGCCCTGCCGACAGCGCCAGAAGGCTTCTTCCAATGGGAACTCTTGTTGGCGTGCGATCAGCGCCAGGTTGCCCGAACCGGCAACCGGCACCGCGTCCACGCGCTTGCGTAGCGGCGGGTCGGCATCCAAGTCGGTTGCGACCATGTAGTCAGGCGGTACAAAATCCCATACGCTTACCCAGCAATTGTTAATGCGTCCGGTAATCGTGCCTGGCACATCGCTTGGCGCTCTGCCGACAATGCGCGGTTGGTCAACCGGTTGCGCAATCATCGGGTCGGTATACTCGATGAAGTTGGTCAGGGCTTCCACCACCGCCTGTTGCGCCGAGTTGATAAAGACCACCACATTGCCGTCGCCAAAGTGTTCTCTGATCTCATTGCGGATCGGAACAAAGGGGTTGTTGGCGTTGGAGATGGCCGATGACAAATAACCGGCGACAAGATAATGTTGGTCGTCGGCACCGTCGAGCGTCATTTGGATGGTTGGCGGATAGATGGTGCCGTCGAGATTGGCGAATCGCTTGACCGCAATCAAACGCTGCGAGAGGGTTTCATCTTCAAAAGTATAGTTGGCGTTGTTGAGAAAAGATTTGAGGACGTTGAATCTTGTCCAGTTGATATGCCGCATGAAGATGTTCTGTACCTGCACCTGTAAATCTGCCAGGCTCATATAGGCATAGGTCACATCGTCACCGGCAATCTGGTCGCGGGCATCGCGCAGGGGATAGCCCACGGTATAGCGTTGCCCAGCCTTGACCGCTGCCGGTCGGGTCAGGCGGTCGGACTCCTGCATCATCCCGCCACCGCCAGCCGCATAGGTCTCTTCCGGCGTGCTGGTTGTGCTGCCGACGAAGGTGCCCAGCACAGAATTTAAGTCGGCGTTGTGGCGCGCCAGCAATTGCTGGATAGCATCGTAAATGACAACTTGGCCGATGGACTGGATCGTGCGTTGCGCATCCGGTAGGCCAAGAATCCCGTAAATAGTTGCAGCCATAATGTCTCACCCTTGTCCTTGTCTTGAAAAGATTAGCGCCAGGTGACTGTCACATCGATCCAGACGGCGAGTTCGCCACCTGCACCGAAGGGCAAGACCATGCCGATAATCACCGTGCCCGCCGTGTCCAACAGACCGTTGATACCGGCCCCAATCTTGTCGTACAAAGCACGACCGGTCATGTCATAGCCCCACAGGAAGCCCTGTTGCAGCAGGGTGATCGGTTGACCACCTAAGCGGTCGCTGCGTAGGGCAACACCGGCGAGTTGGGTTCCGGCGGCGGGTGCGGTGCCACCGGTCGGGACAATCTGGCGAGCGGCGTTCCAAATACAAAGTTGCCCTTGCACAATCGTGGCGGCGGGCAAGAATTGACGGTGGACAAAAGGCATCTCGTTGGTCGGATTGATCAACGAAGGGGTTGGTACAGCAATAGTAGCCATGCTACCTCCTAGACGTTAGAATTTCTTCTTTGCGTCTACGAGTGGCCCAACATCAGCAAGTGAGGGTGATTGGGTGCGCAGTGATTGCGAGGACGGTTCAGGCCCGCGGCGATTACCCCCGACCGGTTGACGTGGCGCACCCGTATCGCTTGGCGCGCTTGCCATCAACTTCTTAGCCATCGGTCGAGCCTTCTCCAACCAAGTCAGCCTTTGGGTGAGCGGCGCTTCTTGCGCCGGAGCCATCTCCAAAAGTTCACTCGGCCACTCTTTGACTTCATCTGAAAATTGCTTGTCAAAAAGTACGGAAAGCTCATCGAACTGCTCTGCCCTACTTTTTAGCTTGCTAATTTCAGTGAGGCGCTCGTCAGCCAGCACTTTCCATTGCTCTTGTTCAGCAAGGGATTGCTCGCGCTGCGTCTTGGCGGCGTTCTCCTGGTCTCTGACCTGGAGCCGTCGTTCGCGTGCTTCACTGTTGAGGCGCTTGATCTCTTTCTGCGCCCAATCTGGCAAACTATCGTAGTCGTGGGTTTTGGATTCGCCTGAATCCTGAGCGGTAGGCTTCGCGCCTGGGGCTGTGTCACCGTCTTTCACATCCTGTGCAGTGTCGGTAACGGGTAAATCGCTTGCGGTTGTCATCGAAGTTCTCCCCTCAACATAACATAACTCGATTGGAATATCAAGTGCTAGCCCATAACTGCTAGGCTGTAACTGCTACGCCTGATAAGCGCAAGTAGGTCTGCGGGTCATATCTGAGCGCCCGCACACAACGGCAATAGCCACGGCCCAAGCAGACACTTCCTGGCAGCGGAGCCGCCGCATCATCCGGCAAATAAGGCCCGCGCTCTTCGGCCTGGCGACAGGGTTCACAGGTGTAGCGGTCATCGACGGCGATGTAATCAATCACCCATCCGGCATCGGCATTGGATATTCCCTCTTGCTGATAAAACAAAGCCCGCCCTTGACCGGAATACATCACGCCACGGTTCAAGGCTTGCCCTGCGCTTATCATGCCAAGTCCATAGGAGTCGGCAAAGCGCGACAAATAGGCAAGCTGGACACGCACCATTTCTAGAACGGGATTTTCTCTTGGGGTGCCGGTGATGTCAGTCTGCGCTCCCGCCGCCGCTGCGGTCGAGAGGTACTCAATGAGAGCGTCGATGAACTTCTCCTGCCAAGATTTAAGGGTAATCTGGCCGCGGATCAGATCTCGTGTGATCTCATCAATGCGATTTTCAAAGTTGGTTTGGGCGGCTTCAATGGAGTAGTGCGTACCGACTTCGAGCGTTAGAAAATTGGTGACAAGGGAGGAAAGCTCTTCGGGAATTGCCAACTCCAAAGGGAGCGGTAACTGGAATCCTTCGGGCAACTTCCCGCTGGAGCGAACTTCATCTAAGATGGCGTTCGCTTCATCTTCGCTGAGTGAACCTTCGAGGATGAGCCGTACAAGCAACTGAATCAACTCTTCAATTTCCTGTTCGGTTAGCATTAGTTTTCCTTGAAATACTTGTCTTGTCAAATTTTGCTAAATGTCATCATTTTGAGGCCACATAAAAATCATATTAAGCGGGCGCAGTGGGCGGGTTGCTCGTCTGCAACGCGCCTTCGGTTGCGCTTCTCATGCGAAGCCGTTGGCCGATCTGGTTGGCCTGTGCGCCTTCGGGAGCGCCGACACCGAGCGGGTTGGCTTTGGTCGCTTCCAACATAAGCTCTTCGCGCTCAAGGGCGACTTCGGCGCGGCGGGCCTGGATCGTCTCCCACTGTCCGAGCGGCACCAGTGGCCGTGAGGCAATCTCAAAATCAAGGTCGCCTTGTTCATAGCTCTCCAAGTCAAAGGGGGCAAAGACCAGGCGGTCATCCGGCAAGTCTGATGTGTCGCCCCAATCGCCGGAGTTGTAGCGGTAGCCGCCGATGGCAATGCCCATCTGGTGCAGCTTGACCATCTGCGTGTCATAGTTGCCCCTGGCTTCACTGACGCTGATGTCCACATCGCCAAAGAGCCTGGAGACGGCAGGGCCGGTGACCTGGCTCATCTTGCGCATCTCGTGGTACATGGTTAATTCCGGATGGTCTTTCTCAATCTCATCAAGCATGTGGTCAATGTTGGTCATCGACTCGCCTTGTGGCGGTTGCACGGCGTCAATCCTGGCTCCGATGGTGGCTTTGATCATGGGGATGTTGCCGCGACCGGCATCCGGTCGTGCGCCGGTGACCTGTGCGCCGTCGGGCGGTTGCTCCGGATTAAAAGGCTGGATGTTGTCGCCGGAGATGAGCAGCGGCGCTTCGAGGACTCTATGCGCTTGGTCTACGACGTGCGAGGCCAGTGAATTTAGCTCGTCAAATTTATTCATATTGCGCATGGCCGGTTCGCCGTGCGCCGTGCCGACATCGACGTGCTTGATCCAGACCGCCGGTACAAAGCCGTAGGGGTTGTCATACGAAACTTGCTCACCGCCATAGGAGTGCGGCACATCATCACGGAAGAACTGGATGGCGTCTTGGTCTACGGTCTTTTTGAACCTATGGGTTTGAATGACGCCTTTTTGGGTGGGGCTTTCTTCCTCAAAGTCATACTCGATGGTGTAGGCTTTGACGTTGCCGCGAAAGTCTAGCTTGAGGTCAAAGACACGGCCTGGGTGCTGCACTTCAAACTCGATGTGCTGGTTGTCCACATCGTCCACCACTTCGACCAGGCACTCGCCCAGGCAAGCCGCATAGCGTACCATCAGGTTCTTGCCGATCTGCCAGTTCGACCACTTCCACAGGCTTGCGATTGCCTTGATAAGTGCAGAGTTGGTATCTTCGGCAAAGGGGATAGCAATGACAGTACCATCTTCAAAGCGTTTGGCATCGGCGGTCAGGACACCTGGATAGATGGTGCCGACATAGAAATCTACCAAACGGCGGGTCGGGTTGTAGATGCTGCGGGTGAACCTGTAGAGGCGGTTGTGCGAGCGATAGAGGCTCCAAAAAAGCATGTCCTCAAAGGCGCTGTTGAGATAGTAGCTCCACAGCAGTGAGTATCTGCTACTCCAGTTTTCATAGTTCTGCTTGTAGAGGAAACTTTGCGGGTCGTTGTAGACGCGCCGAAAGGTCATCATGCCCGCGCTGGTTGCCATTGATACTCTCCCTAGCCAGTTATTCATAGCCCTGATCCTGGTTTAGATATGCCCACTAGATCCACTGGAAAAGACCGGCAAGCTCATTCAGGCTCATGCTGTTTGAGTTTTTCAGGATAAGTTCAGTAATTGCCCACACACAGGCATCCAACCTATCCGGACTGGCATCGCCAGGCACCCACGAACAAAGCTCATCTTCGAGATTGGGCATCAGCCCCAAGTGATGCACCTTGCCTTGACTGTACAGACTGGAGACCGGCTCGGCGCGGGTTTGCTTGTTGCGTGACGCCGTGACTTTGGTGACCGGCATATTGGGGTCGATGGTCTGCAAGGTGTAGCGCACCATCTCACCGCCCATGTTGGTCTCAGCGACTACACAGTCGGCGGCATAGCGGTGATAGGCGGCGACAACTTCGGCTCCCCACACTTCCGGCTTGTTGGTATTGACCGTGCAATCCTGCAAGACATAGGCGTGACCGTCATCGCCCAAGCCCGCCGCAATGATGCCGGTCTCGGAGGCATAGTCGCCGTTGCCACCGGCGCTTGGGTCTACTGCGATAATCATGCGCACAATATGGGGTAGCTTGAGTACCCTGTGCTTGTCGAGTGTGCCGCGTGACCAGAGCGCCCCTTCGACATCGCCCATCAGCTTGCCGTGCAACTCTTGACCGCCCAGCCTGGTGCCTTCATACCTGATCAGCATTTCTTCCAAAAAGGTCGCCGGTAAGTTGCTGGCATTGTCATAAGTCGAGCCAAAGGTCTTGGTGACGCGCTGATCTTCAAAGAGCTTTTTAATAATGGGTATCGGTCTTGGCGTTGTCGTGATAATGCTTTGCGGGGTCGGGCCAAGCCGTAGCCCCAGGCTGAAATTTGCCCAAGTAATATCCGGATACTGGAATTTTGCTAACTCATCCAGCCAACCAAAGCCATGCTGCGGGCCTCTTAGCTGATCTGGCTCATCGCCGCTGTACATAATGGCGATCATGCCGTTGGGCCAGGTCACGCGCCGCTTGCTGGTCTCCAGCTTGGGCATGAAGGCAGGGCTTGAGATCTTGATGATGCTCGACTCAAAGACTTCGACCATCGTGTCGCGCACATCGCCTTTGCTTTGGCCGACCAATGCAATCGGGTAAAAGGGGCCATGCCGCGCCCGCTTGATACAGGCTTCCGCCCCTAGTCTTGTCTTGCCAAAGCCACGACCGGAAAAGACAGCCCACGTCTGCCAAGCGCCTTGTGGCTCCAACTGGTTGGGCCTTGCCCAAAATGCCCAGGTGTACAGCAACCGCTCCATATCTTCGGCGGTCGGCGCAATCTCATAGAGCATCTTGGTGCGTTGCTCCACGTCAAGCATGGCAATCTTTTCGGCCAGGCTCATCGGGTGCGCCTGGCGCGGTAAGACTTGCCTTAGCCGCTCGTTGAGGATGCTTTCACTCGTCGGTGCTTGTGTACTCATCAGGCTCTAGGTCTATTTGTGAGGCTGGCTGTGGTTCATCTTCATCACCTGGCATTGTCCAGACCAGGCGACCGCTGATGTCTTGCAGCCGCATTTCAAGCTCGCGTTGCTTATCCTCTGATTCCTGCAATTGCGCACGCTTGTTGGCCGGATCGCTCTCGTCGTTGTCCTTGAGCTTTTCGGTATAACCGCGGCGCTTGCCTTTGGTGCGCAGGTAAAAAATAATGCTGGCTATATCTCCGGCTTTAATCTTTTGGTATAGCTTTGCCTCGACAAAATCAAGCAGCATTTCGTCGGCTTCTTCGTAGGCCACTCGACATAACTCTTCGCGGTCTACAAAGCCCTTGACGGTGCGCGCCGTTGTGCCAAGTTTGCGGGCGGCAATGCTGAGCATCCCGCGCGCTTCATAGATGGCGACGGCGACAAGCTCAGGCGTTAAAACCAGGCGGGTGATGGTGACGCTGTTGGCGTCAATGCGCAGGTCGGTCTGCGGCAATTCATAGACATCCTGGCGCTCGATGGAAGGTGCGTCGATCTCGATCTCCGGCTCATCCTCATCGGGGTAGGGGGTGGCGGGTTGAAAGCCATTGCGACGGCGGGCCATGCTAGGCTTCTGCCCTGGCTTCGGCGCTGGCTTCGTGCAGGGCATTGCGCAAGAATTTGAGCCAGTGTTCGCTATTGTCAATCATCTGCCATAGCTCATGGCGCTCTTCCTGCGACTCGACCAGTTCAACCGATTCATGCAGGTAATCCGTAAACTGCACACGAAACCATTCAAAGGCGACGGCAACATCTTCCAGGTTTACGCTGGCAACAGCCCCGTTGAGCATGATGTCGGCCAGGACTAAGACCTTCTGTGCGTCAAGCGCGCGCTGGGATTGGATCGTCACGACATAGGGTAGGGATTGCTTGTCCACTATTGATCCTCATAGCCCGCAGGGGGCTTAGAACCTCTGCGCCAGGTCTCCCCGATGATTGGCTCCCCGATGGGGCGATTGCCAAAGCCACGCGGCAATTGGGAGGCGCGTGCCGCTTTCCAGTAGCGTTGCTTGCTGAACTCACCTTTGGCGGTCTTGGCCGGTGCGCCATAGCGGATTGAGCTTGGCAAGCCGCTGCGCTTGCTGAGCTTGCCGGTCGGCACATAGACCACGTTGCCATAGCCGGTGCGGTTGTTGGGTGCGCCGCTCCAACGGTGGGCGCATTTGGGGCATGAGTATTCATCGTGGAACTCGCCAATGTCGCCAATGTCGTTCAGATCCATGCCACAGAAGGTGTCAAGGATCTCATCCATCTCTTTTTGCATGGTGGCGCGTGCCATCGTGAGGGTAGGGGTGGCTTCGTGCAGCGTGTGGTATTGCTCAAGGATGGGGCGGGCAACGGCTTGCTGGCGGGCGATGACTTCTATGACATCTTCCGGCAACTCATAGCCATATTTTTGGCGTGCTAAGTCTAAGGTTCCTTGCGAGATCTGCGTGTTGCGCATCCGGCTCAGGAAGCTCTCAGATTCAAGCTCGCCATTGTCGAGCATCTGGTCTTTGATTTTTTTGCGGGTCATGCGGGCGCTCCAAGTTTTGTCACGGACAGAAATAAACTATGCCAGGCGGCATAGCGGTATATCTCTGGTGCAAGTGACAAAGAACTTGAGGCGGCGCTATTTCAAGGAGTTATGTCAATGAGGGGGTAGAGCGGCGTGCAAGTTATTGTAAACTGTATCACGCTTCCAGCCGCAGATCAAGAGTGAATAAATTGGGGGCTTGACATTGTGTAAGGCTTGTGCTAATCTAATGTAGCAGGTCTTGATACATTTACACCATCCAAGAAGTTAGCACGAAAGAGACAGGTCAATGTTAGACAATTTAATAGGCACGATCACCGATGCCAGTTTGGATCGGTATCGGGAGAGTTGGCAGCGATTCATGAGCTTCTGCCAAGACCAGGGCATCGAACCGCTCAACGCATCATCGGTCTTGGCCTGGCGTACAAACCTCGTAGAGAGCCTTTACAGCCCCAACACCATCAACAGCCACTTGTCGGCCATCAAAAGTATCATGGGTGCCTCCGTGCCCAGCGGTGAAGTTTCGCTTGAGCTTTACACCCAAGTGCGTGCCGTGGGCACGGTCAGTGTGCGGGCCTTGCGTGACCGCTTGCGACCGGACAAGGATCTACTGACCACGGAGACCATGCAGCTATTGGTAGACTCTATCTCCGGCAAGGATGCACTTTCTTTGCGTGACAAAGCCTTGATTGCGCTGCTCAGTACATCCGGTGCCCGCATCTCCGAAGTGGTGAGCCTCAGAGTAGACAACATGAACATGGCCGAAAGCACTTTCTCTGTGCTTGGTAAGACGGACATTGTGCGACGGCTTGCCCCCACGAACAGGGTTGCCATGAGCCATGTGATGACGTGGTTGTATGAGCGCGGTTTCATGGCGGATTATGTGTTCACCAGCTATCAGGGCAAGAGCATGACGCCGGTTGACAAGCCGATGTCCAGGCAAGCCGCTCATGCGGTTATCGTGGAAAGGGCAAAGGCGGCTGGCTTGAATATCGCTTGCCATGATTTCAGGCGCTTTGTGGCAACCCAACTTGCGCAGGAGAACATCAAGCAAGCGCAGGAAGCGTTGGGCCATGCCAGTATCACAACTACACAACGCTACGTCAAAAGGACTGAGCTACCCTCAGTAGATTGGTTAAAGTAAGATGCCTAGTTCACACAGCTTCAACGCAAGCAACGAGCCAAACACCTGCCTTTGGTGCGGCAAGAAACTTTACTATACGTACCACGAGATCACAGTGCTGGTAGAAGAACCCGAAGAAACGAAAGAGATTGCGGATCGCACTGGTCATCTTGAACTGGTTGTGACGAAAGGACGACGGCGCAGCATGGTCAAGACAGGCGAAAAGGTGAAAGCGTGGGAAAAGCCAGGGTATTTAGGCAATGGCTTCTTTTGCACACTAGGTTGCGGCGAATCCTTTGGCCTGGCAATGGCGCGCAATGGTCGTCGCTTAGAACCGAAGAAGGACTAACGATGAAACATCGCCTCATGCGACGTAGCACGTCGCACCGTGAGCCGGTCAATCCGGTTGTGCTTGCGCCCAATCCAAGCGTGATGGGCTTGAGCAAGGATGAACAAATTGCCAAACTGGAAGCGGAGATTCGGACACTAGAAGCGCAGCGGCTCAAGGTGGGCGAAATGCCCCCTTCTGAGATCTTGGGTCATCGCAACGGCACCGGAGACAATGCGCTTACCGTAGCCGGTTTGCTTTTTGTTGCCATGCTAATTTTAGCGTTGGTCAATGTGATGGCCGCGGGCTTGTGTCTTGTGCTGTGTGTTGTCTTTGTGGTGCTTGGCAACCAAAGCAGAAATGATTACCTGACTCGTGCAGCCAATCAACGCAGCCAGGTCATCGGCAACATCGATCATCAAATTCTTAGCAAAGAGCGGCAACTTGACCGCCTTTATTTAATACCAGTGTAGGACTAGAAGGAGTATAGGCGATGCCTGAGTACAAGACCATGCCCCCGTTTTTCGTGAAAGTTTCACACTTCAACCCTGAGCGCAGGATCAACCGTGAGACACTGACCGGTCTGCTGCTCTCGATCCAGAAGCACGGCATCTTAGAGCCGCTGGCACTGGCCTATGATTGCACGCTTGCCGACGGTCATCGCCGCTTACAATGCGCCAAGTTGTTGAGCTTACCGGAAGTGCCGGTTGCCATCTATCACGAGCATCAACTTGACGCGGCAACTTTATGGGTCGTACTCAACTCCGAGACCATGAACCTGTCACCGAGTCAATGGCTGGCCGCGGTCGATGCTGGCTTGGCGCTCGATACGCCAGGCTTTCCCGACCGCCTCAAGCGCCGCATTGTCTTGTTGCAGGAGATGGTTGGCGCAGAGGGTATCGCGCTCTTGGTCGAAGGGGGGCGCAGCCCGTTTATTCTCGACAACGCCCAGCGCGTGCAGAAGTATTGCGACCGCCGCGGCGATGATGTCTTTCTCAGGTTAGCGGTCAAGTGGCTCTCCAGTGTCGGCAATTCCTTTTCGGTGCGTGCCGCCATGAGCGAAGAGATCCCACCTGATATTTTGATGGAAGCCATTGAAGAGGGGAGTGAGCTACGACGCGTTTGGGATGTAGCCAGGGATTAAATCATCAACACTTGTATTAACTAGAGGATTTAGTAGAAACATGAAAGACAGCAAGAGCTTCGCCGTGCTTAGTTTTATCGTGATAATTTTATTCCTGCTGTGTGGGCTTGCCATGATCGGCATGGCAATGCCGGTCATCGGCACTGTAGTAAGTTTACCATAACTAACTTAACATAACCTGTTACCTGAAAGAGAGAGATATACCATGAGTAGCTATATTGACTTGCAGCAAGAGCTTGATGACGCCAACAATCGCCGCGTGCGAATGATTGACGCAATGGAGAAGCATTTACAGGATGCCGCCGATGCCTTGCGCATTGTCTCTTGGGATCAGCTTGACGGCAAGGGCATGATCGAATATGCTCAGGCCCATGCCATCATCGCACAGGGGATTGCGCTCCGTTTACAACTGGACGCCCGATAAAAAATAGGCGGTCGGCTTGACTTCCAAGAGCCGACCGCCTATAATTTTTGGGTGCGTCTCTCCTTGACCTGTCAGACGCATAAGAAAGCGGGGCGCTCATGACCCCGCTTTTTTTATGCCCGCCTCGTGTGCTTCGCGTGCCTCGAAAAACTTATTCAGATAATCCCTGGCTTGCGCCAAGTGAAAGACAGCGGCATGCGGCATCCGGTTGTGATAGATGTCTAGGATGGTGGCATCGAGCCACAGCCCCATCCGTCTTTCGCCACCGGCCATCTCCAGCAGGGCATCATAGGCTTGGCGGCTGATCAGCAGGTTGACTCTCATGCGTGCGTCGGTCTCGCTCATTTTGGCCCCAGGAATACCCCTTCCGGTATGACGACGCTCCAATTGCCGGTGTGCAGATAGCCGAGCGTGGCAAGCGCCACATTCATATCATGGTTGACCGGCAACTGCTCCCAAGCCTCATACATGGCGGCATGACCCGCCTCGTGGTTGCCAAAGAAGGGCAAGGTGATGCTGCGCTTCTCAATCAGCTTTTGCACATCGTCAAAGCCATAGCGGTACACGGCATAGTAGGCACTGGCAGGATGTTCACCAGGCAAGCTCACGTCAACTACGTCGCCTTCGACTTCGAGCCAACCATGCTCGATGGCGTACTCGCCTTCGCGTATGATCAGCCAGCCCTCGACGTACTCCATCTTGCAATCGGGCGCTTTGCGATAGCCCAAACAGTTCATGCTCAGGACAGCATTTTTCCAGCACTGGCCTTTTTGGACATAGCCGTAATCTTCGGCCAAGTCTGCGGCCAGATCCGGATTGGTAGACAACGCCGGATAGGGGGCAAAGGGCAACAAGAGTTGCAGAAAGACCGGCACTTCTTTTTTCTTGCGGCGTTTGCGCTTGTGTTCAGGAGCGGTGAGATTATCTTTTGTCCTAGCCATCTTCTTATCTCGCTAAGTTCAAAGCCCGAAGTCGGGAAAGTCATCTTCATCCAGTTCATGATCTAATTCACTGAACGGCACATTCTCTTCTTCAAGCTCCGTGATCTCGACGTTTTCGCCGCCCGCGTCAGCGGCATACTCGTACATATACTCGGTCACCTTCTTCCAGACACGCTTGGCAAAATCGGGATCTTCATCGTGCAACGCGCCAATCACGCAATGCACCATGATGGCAAAGGTCTTGGACATCTTGGCGGCATCGGTGACCGCATAGGCGAATTGCTCAAATTGCTGCGCCGTGAACCGGTAGGCACCCTGGTACTGCGGGATGACTAAATCTACCATGACAAGCCCAGGCGTATCGTTGTCCAGCCCGACAGCAAGCGCCAGGCTCGACGGAATCTCACTGTCCTCTAAGCGCCGGTAGCTATAGCCGTTCATCGTGGGTGTCTCCTGTTTCCTTGAATCAAGTCATCGCCCAAGTCGTAATTCTTGGCAACGCGCCACTTGCGAAACTCGCCCATCATGTGCGCCGCTTGCTCCGGCGGCAAGCCGGAATCCGCCATGAACTCAAACAGGAAGGCGTCAGAGATAGCGGCGTTGGCGGCTTGAATCAGGTTGATGGCAAGTAGCACCGCCTCTTTGGGGTTGATCATGCACAGGGGTTGGTCGTCATACGAGATCTTGACCAACGGTTGCTTGGTCATCGCTCCGTACATCGTCTCAACATAAAAATCGTTCTTGCTAGGCTCTTTAGCCATCTTTTTCCTCTTCTTGCTGGTTGGATTGAATAAACTGTGACGCATTGTACATCATAAAGCGTCACTATGCAAGCAGGGGAGCCAGCCAATATCTTCGCATAGAAATTAGCGGCGCTCTTGTGAGAAGGGTTCAACCTTGTCAGTCTTGGTGTTTGCTTCGATCTGGTCGAGCTTATCTGACACCAGCGTTTCAAAAAGTTGGCTTGCTAAGTCTATCTTGAGGCGGTAACTTAACATAACTACTGAGATAAAAATGCGGGCCAGGCCGCGCCCGACCGCATTGGCGCGGATCAGGCGCAGCAGGTCGATGCTCTGCCGGATCAGCCCTTGCATCAGGGCAAAGTCAGACGTGTCGGGCTTCTCATAAAGCGGCGGTATCTCCTGCATCAGCTTGTCGAGCCGCACACGGTCTATCTGCACCCGCACAAAGACCATTGCACTGTCATGCTCGTGATAGTAGGCATGGATGCCATGCTGGTAGCACCAGACGACAAATTCCTCGTAGGGCATGATACTGAGGCGCAGCCAGTCGCCCACCGGCTTGTGGGAGTCCAGCCGCTCACCGAGATCCATATCGCCCCACGAGTGCAGTACCTCAGAGGCATTGGCGATATACAACCGCTCTTCCAGTTGAAGCGAAATGAGCTTGATTTTAAGCCGTTCCAAGTAGCTTGATACGTGCATTTCAATCATCTCCTTTGCCTCCTAGTATAATCCTGTTATGGTAAATTTGTGTTGACATATTTTAAGATTGTGGTTAATCTTAGCAAGCTAATAACGCTTTGTCAAACAGTAGGGCGTCATTGGCTCTTGCGCTACTACCCTATTTGGAGTATGATAAGCCTATGCGACTCGAAAAACTGGACGAAGCCCAACAAGCCCCGCTCAAGATGCCGCGTGGTTCGCTCCGGATGCCGGATGGCCGTGTCTTGCAACCGATCATGGGCTACGACATTCGCCAGGGGCCAACCGGTGCCATCATGAACAAGGTGACCAAAGACGCCATCCTAGAGAGTAAGGGCTGGTACTTTGCGCCGACGCGCTTTGTGGTGTCGGCCTCGCTCGACAACACCGCCCGCTTCGGTGTGCTGATGCACGTCTCGATGAGTTACCCTACCCATGCGCCCGCTTGGGATGAGATCAAGGGGGTGCGTTCGTTGTTCTTTCCAAAACAAGTGGATGTAGTCATGGTTCTCCCGAAAGAATCTGATTATGTAAACGTCCATGAGTTTTGCTATCACCTGTGGCAAGCCCCACAGTCATGGGATATGCTGTAATCAACCAACCACCAACAGAGGATAAAGATGAGTATTCAGCCTTACCGCATTGTAGTCGCCTCAATCAAAGGCGGCACCGGCAAGACGACAAGCGCCGTCAGCCTTGCCGCCATGCTTGCCAAGTACCAAGAGACCCTATTGGTCGATTTTGACCCCCAGGCGCAAGTTGCCGCCCACTTTGGACGCAAGCAAGCGCCTGGCGTCTTTGATTGGCTGATGGACAATCAGACACTCGCGGAAAGCCTGTATGTCGGTAGACCGGAGATCCTGCGCATCCTGCCAGGTGACACAAGCTCCAAAGATGTCGGCTACAAGTATGTGAGCCAACAAGGGGCGTTCGCGCTGGCAAGTAAGCTGATGGAGATAGAGGGTTTTAACTTTGAAGTCTATGACACCGCCGCCGGTGGATTCCTACAGGAAGCGGCCTTGATGGTTGCCGACCATGTAGTTGTCCCGTTCAGGACAGAGGGTGCCTCGCTTGCCTCGCTCAAGAACGTGATGGATGTGATCCGCAATTCTGCCGGTGGCGCGGGGGTTACGCTCTTGCCGGTCGGCTATCAACGCCAATACACGATCCACCGCCGCAACCTGATGGCCGTGGTTGAATCGCTTGGTGAAAAGTACAGTGTCAGTGAAGCAAACGCGGTGCCCCATCGCGTGAGCGTGTTGGAAGCCTTCTCAGAGGGTTTGACCATTTGGGAATACAAGGACAGTGGGCTTGACGTGGTGCGCGCTGCCTATGGTAGACTCGCCGCCCGCCTCTTTGGATTGGCGGGTTATGATTATCTTGAAAAGAACTTGGAGAAGATTTATGCCTCGCACGTCTAAGAAAGACCTCAAAATTAAGGATGAGCTTGCCGCGCTGAATGAACCTGACTACGTGCCGACCACCACGCGTGAAATGGATGCCCCTGCCAACCTGCGCAAGCTCGAATTTAGCAAGCTAAGATATGACTATGACAGCATCGAAGATGAGGAAACGCGCTATCTGTTGCAAGATGCCGCCGTGGACATCAACATGCGCCGCGAGCGCGCCGCTAAAGACATTTTCGAGATAGGTAAGCGACTCCTTGAGATTCAAGAAGCCATCCCCAAGCACTTTACGGTGTGGATTGAAACCGAATTTGACTACAGCATGAAAACGGCTCAGGAGTATATGAACATCGCCCGCCGCTTTGCCGATAACCCTGCACTTGTATCGGGCGTTCCTGCTACAGTTTTGCGCATCATGGCTTCGCCGTCGCTGCCGGATGAGGGTGTCGTCGCCATTCTCGAAGCGTTTGAAGAAAAAGCGGAGCAGGATGAAACGCTCAAGATTGCCGAAGCCAGAGCCATAGCCGATGAGTACCGGCCCGAAGAAGATAAGCGCCCACGGCGCGAGCGCATCGCCCGCACGATTGCCGGTCAATACTCCGTGCAAAAGACCGATGACGTTATCGTGAAAACTTTAGTCGAAGCGCCAGGCGATCAGTCATTGGCCGACGCTTTACATAACGCCAACAAAGAGCAATTGCAAAAGGCACTCACGCTCTTGCCGCCGGATGATCTCTCGCGCCAGCATGTGCTTGACCATGCGATCCGCCAGTATGACAGGCTCCACCCCCAGGAAGAAGCGGCTCCTGTGCCCAATGGCACCCATTTTCAAGCGCCGTCGATTTCTACACGAAAAGTCAAGGATGGTGTGCTGGTCGAGTTGCCGCGTGTGCTGTGGGGCAAGATACTGGATGCCTTCAAGCAGTTTGATATGAACCCTGTGATCTCTGATAAAGAGAGCGCCCGCATCCTTAAAGTTATTGAGACAAGTTTAGAGACGCAGTAGGTTTTATAGGATTTATAGGAGATCACATGACAGGTCACGACCCCAAGAGCTATATCTTGCCGACGGCGGATTTCAACCACCTGTTTGAGATTGCCATGATCCAGGCAAGGGAACATCTGGCAGATGGCAAGGCAACCGCCTTTATACCGGTTGCCTATCTCTATACCTTTCAACCGCCCACTGACAGAGGCTCCGTGATTGCCGTGATGCCTGACTTTGACGTGGATCACAGGTACAAGTACCTCGAAGCCTTTGGCGTCAAGATGGCCGAAGCCGGTCATCTGGTGATCGCCTTTGTCTTTCTCAGTGAAGCCTGGCGCACATCCGGCCCTGAGCCGCTGGAAGAGCGCCCAATGCCGCGTGATGACCCCAAGCGCATTGAGACCATCTCTGCCATCGGCCAAACGATTGATGGGCGCATGGCGATCAGCTTCATGGATGTGCGGCGCAACGCCCGCAAGCGCATGATCCCGCTGGCGACCGAGCATACCCCCTATGACGACGACAAGCCCAACGATGCCCAAAGCGACCTCTGCAACGCCTTTTGGAAGGGCTATCGCCGTGGTTTGCAAGAAAAGATTATCAAAGAGAGCGGCGGCAGGGACTTCCTCGACCGCTTGCACAAAAAAGCCCCTGGCAAACCACCAGGGGCTTCAAACTACAAATTTAATTAGCGGTATATGTCCTTGCGATGGTCTGTGTCAATGATGTGGACGTGCAACTCTTTATCGTAAATTTCATAGACGATCCGATAGTCGCCTTCGCGAATACGCCAGCGGTTGTCATAACCAGACATCTTTTCGCAACCATAGGGGCGTGGTTCTCGCCCAAGCGACTCACAAGCCGCTTTCAACCGTCCCCGCATGTGATTGGGCGCTTTTTTCTCGATAAATTTGGCGGCGGCGGGCGCATAGGTCACACGGTAGGGTTGGCTCACGCGGCTTCCTTTTCTTCTAAGGGAGCCAAGTACCCAGCCGCGACTTCTTCGTCAGCCAGTCGATCCCAAGTTGGATCACGTTCCTCAAGACCCGCCGCCACAGCACGGCGGTATGCGTCAATCTTTTTGCGCAGGTCAAGCGTGTCATCCAAGTTTTCGAGTTGGTCTTTTGCCAGATCCCATAACTCAAAGGGAATGATGACCGCAACCCGCTTACCAGCACGCGAGACGATCACACTCTCACCGGCTTGCACCTCATCCAACACATCACGCCATTGGCGGCGTACTTCATCTGAACCGAGCTTGTGACTTCGTAAAGGCATCATTGTTCTCCTGAGTAAGACTTCTTGCCGTACAAATTGCACGACTTGTACGAGTATACAGGATATATTACATTTATGCAAGTGCGCCTATGGTATATGGATGATGACAGCTTTGATTTTGAATTTGATAAAGAGGATGGACTGGATGAGGAAGTCGATGACCCGCCCGCGCGGGACAAACCCTGCATGAAGAAAGACGCCAGAGACCAACGGCGCTTGCTCGATGCCCGCGAGCGCCGTACCGTCCTCAAGCTCAACGGCCTTGCCACTTATGAGCTAACGCCAGGCGAAGCCAGCATTGTCTGTCTCTGTTGTGGCATGGCTTCGGCCAACCTGGGCGACATCCGTGAGAAATATTGCGCCTTCTGCCATGAGTTTCACTTGCCAAAGTTAAAGAGGGACTGATGCCGGTACTGAACTACTCGACAAGCATCGAAGCCAGCAGGTCTGTCACCGAGATCCACATCATGCTTGGCCGCGCCGGTGCCAACCGTGTCCTGGTCAACTTTGAGCATGGTGAGCCGGTTGCCCTGATCTTTGAGCTTGAACACAACACCTACCTGCTCCCCTGTCGTACCGAGCAAGTCTATAAACTTATCGTAACAAATCCAAGCGTGCCCAAAGGTCTGCGTACCCACAAACAAGCCCTGCGCATTGCCTGGCGCATTTTGAAAGACTGGACGGCGGCGCAGATCGCCATCATCCAGACTAACATGGTCAGCGCCGATGAAGTCTTTATGCCCTACATGATCGTGCGAACCGACTCCAAAGAGACCATGTACGATGTCTACAAGGAGAACCAAAAACAACTTGAGGAAAAACCATGAAAGAAGGCACCTATCTCCTGGCCTTGCCTGGTGATGACTTCGCCGTCCCCTGCACGCTCAAGCACTCCGACCCGATTAACGGCAATGGCGTTGACATCATCGCCAGCGTCAACGGCGTGCAGGTCACATCCAACCTACCCAAAGGCTACCGGCTGATCCCGCTCGTTCCCATGACCAAGATGCACTTGGCAACGGTGCATCTTGCCATTGAAGCCTTGCGCTTGCTGGGAGAACTGGAAAGCAAAGACAACTCGGCTCCGATTGCCGTGCTGCTGAGCCTGGTCGAACGTGAGGGTATTCAGTGAGGAAAATTGACACCGGTGACCTACCCAAGTCGCTACCAGCCGCCCCTTTTGAAGTGCCCGACTTTGACGGCATGTACGTCCAGTGCCCATCGCCGCACATCGGCCATGTGCTTACCATCGAACGCCAACTCTACAATTGGGGCATCTTTGAGTATGACACCCCGCTCACCCGCGGTCGCCAATGGACGTATGATGATGAAGCCAACGGCGGCTCTACCAATGCGCTTGTCATAGCACTCTCATCCCTGCTAGGCTACATCGACCCGCCTGGCCCCGACTACTATCCCGCTGAGCCAAAGAACTGGACACGCGCCATTGATTTTGTTGACCATCAGACCCGCGTGCGCCGCCGCCGTCTCGAACCCGATGGCTCGTTCGCCATCTATGACACATCCGATGAGGAACTGTGAGCATCTACCTTACCATCAAGTGCGACCAGCCAGGTTGCGAAAAACGCTATGTCAGTTTCACCCACAACCGCAGCCGCCTCATCATGTTCGCCCGCATGGACAACTGGCAAATCGGCTCCAAGAAGCACTATTGCCCCGACCACCGCACAACTGAGGCGCGGAAGGAGATAACCAGCATGAAATAATCATCAAATACCCAAGCCAGTAACACCCCCACTTACTCTCAAACTTACCATGATAATTTCTGGAGGACTGATGCGCTACGATGTAACACTGACCTTTCTAACCGATATTCTAGGGACAGTGCCGCTCAATAAGCAGATCTACACCGACTTCATCGCCAGTAAAGACGGCGCTCCGGCCAATGCCATCGAAGAAGTGGAAACCATCACCATTGACGACAAGGGCAAAACCGGCTTCCACCGGCTCCCCGATGGCACACCTGTGCTTTATGACTATGTGGTAAAAGGCTATCTCAAAGACGCTTGCTCTATGCTCTCCCGTATGGAAGATAGCCTCTCCAAAAAGGTGCGTGCCTTCAAGAAGGTGATCGACGGCTTGGTCTTTGTCGAACCACGCCTGATCCCCTTTACCCTGCACGGCACCGTCGGTGAACTGCAACGCCCGCTCCGTGCCCAAACCGCACAAGGCGAACGTGTCGCCCTTGCCTTTAGCGAGACAATCCCAACCGGCTCAACCCTCAACTTTGAGCTTCTTGTCCTCGATGACAAAACCATGAGCCAAGAGCTTCTTTTTGAACTCTTTGATTATGGCAAGTACAGGGGAATGGGGCAATGGCGCAGCGGATCATGGGGGCGCTTCTCCTTCAACATGGCAAAGGCTTAGCTGTCCAAACCATCGCCAAGCAAAGGCGTCTCATGGCTAATCGAAGCAGTGGCAAGGCAATCAGCCCATAGCCGACCGTGGCAACGGCTTAGCTCATCACCTCTATGCTTGCCATCGCAACGGCAAGGCGGGACGACGCAAGGCAACGGCAGGGCAAGCCAGCCATATCTCAGCAGCGGCATGGTAGCCCGACGCTACGCAAGGGCACTGGAAAGCTAAGCCAGCCATATCTATGCAAAGGCATAGGGAAGCCTGGCACTTCCGAGCGAAGGCATGGCCTACCAGCGCGAGCCAGAGGCATGGCAGTACATATCGTATCAACGCAAGGGCAGAGCTTAGTTCGCCTGTGCCCCGCGACGGCATGGCCGTGCAAAGCAAGACACCGTAAAAGCGAAGTTGAGCAGGGCATCGTCAAGGTAGATCTACGTGCTGTCAGCGTAGCACACTTTGATTCTACTCTACGCACACGCAAAGCAACCGCGCACCTTAACAACTTATCAGGGCAACGGCTAAGCAACCCTACGCTGTTCGTAGCAATGGCTAAGCGAGTCTACGCTGATCGTGGCAACGGCATGGAAAAGCTAAGCTGATCTTGGCAACGGCACTGCACACCAGGACGCAGCACTTCTCAGCAAAGGCAAGGCAAGCCGAATCGTCGCCCAGCAACCGCTACGCACACCGCTGGGAACCAACGGCCTTGCGAGTCATAGTTAGCGTAGCGCAGCAAAGGCAAAGCAAGTCGCTCCAATACTAATCCACGCAAAGGCAAGTCAAGGCACTCAACGGCTCGGCGCAGCGGCGACGTAACCCTTAGCCTACCAATGCGACGGCATTGCGCACCAGTCCTGTACACAGCAACGGCGCAGTTGAGCAACCCCGCGCGTGGCGAAGGCAGAGCTTACCTCAACAGTACACCGCCCAGCAACGGCTACGCAAAACCCTACAACGCAGCCCGCAGCAATGGCGCACCTATCCAGAGCCAGTCAATGCCACGGCATAACGTGGCCCTCCAAAGCATCGGCAAAGCAATCCGTACCATTGCTCTTGTCTCGGTAACGGCAAGGCCAATCCTTGCACTACACCGCCACGGCAGACCAATCCGCACCTACGCCTAGCTTGGCTAAGGCACATCAGTTCGACGCATGACGACGCAACGGCGGAGCTACGTACCTCGTACCCACGCAACGGCGTACCACTGCGAGCCGTTCCTACGCGATGGCATAGCAGCGCGGCTCTCCGCATCTCGGTGCAACGGCATAGCGAGCCTCCGCTTGGCAAAGGAAAAGTAAAGCCGCGCCCCGCAACGGCACAGCGAGTCACTGTTCTGCTTAGCGAGTCACTGCACATCTCAGCAACCGCCCCTTACACAAAAAGACCAAGAGCGATGGCCTCGTACCCCATCGCTCTTGATCGCCCCACCTTATCATGCTATATTTACCCTTATGAATATTGACCATCTCCAAACCCTCTATACCGAAGCCGTCAAAATCGCCAACAAAGAACGCTCCGCACGCCAATACGTCTTTCGTGATAACCCCCCCAAACTCGCCGCCAAACTCGCTGAAATCGACCGCCTTAAATCGATCCTGGCCGAACTCAAAGATGCCCTCAAACCACACTGCGAACCTGCCATCCCAGCCCAACCAACGCTCCTAGACGTGCCGCCCAAAACCCGCTACCCCTAAACTTGCTTTAATAAACCTATGATCATCTATAAAGCCTACTGCAAAGCCACCGGCAAATCCTTCATCGGCGCTTCCACCGCCAAACTCTCCCGTATCCGCCACCGCGCCGCTACCGATGCCCGCCGCTTCGGTCTCCATCAAAACGATACCCTCCTATCCGACATCCTCCGCTACGGCATCCAAAATACCCTCTTTACCCTCATCGAAACCCTCCCCGACTCTATCCACTTCGGCCCACGCCTCGATTACTGGATCTCCTACTTCAATACCCTCCACCCGCATGGCTATAACTACCCCATCGAACACCGCCGTCCCCCTCCAGACAGCAGCGAATTGACATAAGTCTGCAAACCCCTTGATTTTTTTTATCTTTGGCGCGATCATCTCCCCAAGAACAACAAAGCCCAGGGGGTGCTACCCCTGAGCTTTGAGAAAATGGGTACTGCCTACTTCCTCAACGTAAACCCTTTTCTGTTCCCTGTCAATCTACCCCCCAAACTTGTCGCGCTAAAACTGGCGCAGAAAGCGTTTGCGTCCTATGTACCTCAACCCTACCGCTACCTTTGAACTCATCACCCCAGGCATGGCTGAACAACTCCTTGTCGCTAATACCAGAAATCGCCCACTGCGCCCCAATCACGTCCAGTTCCTTGCTACCGAGATCCGCTATGATCGCCTCATGCCCAATTTCGCCATCCAAATCGCCCACACTTCCGACAATCAACCCATCCTCATCAACGGCCAACATACCCTCAATGCTATCATCCTTGCCGATAAACCTGTCGCCCTCCCTATCGTCCGTACCTTCAATTGCTCAGAAGATGACCTCAAAATCCTCTACGCTACCACCGATATTCAAAAAAAACGCTCCTTTGCCGATACCGCCGTTGCCTATCACATCTCTGAACAAATGCACGTCCCTAAACGCACTGTCGATGAAATCGCCGCCGCCCTTCGCTTTATCTATGACTGTTTCGGTTGCCAAACACCCTATAACCTTCTCCCTGTCGGTGTCCTCCTTGAACAAGTCCCCCTCTGGGCACCCGAATATCATCGCCTCGACGCCGCTATCTCCCCCATTGATAAACACTGGCGCAGACTCCTTTACAAATCTGCCGTTTTCTCCGTTGCCCTGATTACCTTTCACTATGCCCCCGACCTCGCCCGCGACTTCTGGCGTCAAGTCGCCCAAGATGACGCCATCCCGCGCGGCGACCCCCGCAAAGCCCTCCATGACCTCCTGCCGCGTACCATTCGCATCCATAAAAATCTCAACCGGCCTGTGGAATCCAATCTCCTTGCCCGCCTCGTCATCCACGCATGGAACGCCTATGTCTCCAATCAACAACTCCACCGCCTCATGATCAGCAAAGAAAGCTATACCGCTACCGTCCGTATCAAAAAAACGGCCTTCTCCGGTAACCAAGCGCGCAACTTCTTGCCCCTCCGTAACCCCGCCGACCAACCCTATATCCACGTCGAACCTATCACCGTCCCCGAACCCCCTCCGCCGCCCAATCGCAACAACTTCCGCCCCCTAAATGCCCAACCCGACATTTAGCACCATTTGTTGCACTTATCTACCCAATAACGAGATTTTTTAGACCTAACTTGACAATAACAAACTATTAGGGGAAATTTTTCACTATCCGGACTTAGAGAGCTACATAAGGGGCATGGGCTTGACATAATAAGGGCATAGCCCTCCGGCACGCCTTTGAGCTTGTTATGTGAAGCGCATCGCAACATTTATTGCTTTACACAATGCAACATTCTGTAAACCAATGTGCCATGCAAAGATTATGGCGGTGCTTGCACTTTGCACGCTAACACTATGCCGCGTTGCATTGGTATGCTCTTGGCACGATAAGATCACAAGCAACCGCGCTCCCAAGCTTGTGTTTGTGGCTCATGCCGGTTGTGCGTGCCGGAAGTCTTGCATTGGTGCCGGTTGTAAATTGTGCGTGCCGGTTGGCAGTGTATCAAGCTTGTGGTGATCTGTGGTGCCGGAAGCAAGCTTGAGCTTGGAAGCAAGAGGATTGACCCAAGCTTCCAAGAGCCACTATAACGGCGCTCGATACAATGAGCTTGAGCATGAGCCAAGCGCTTGAGCATGGCGGTGTATAGGCCACTGCGAATTGGTGCCGGTTGGCGGTGTATGCCGGTTGGCGGAAGTGTAGCAGTAAATGATACTCCAAAAAGAAGCGCAAGAAGCATAGCAAAAAAAGCTCTAGGTCAAAATCATCATAAGCATGGTAGAAAGTGGCGTAGTGACCTAGAAATCGAGCTTATACGGCACCGTAGAAAGCATTGGTGATTGGCGGTATAGTTGGGGTGATGAGATCGGCGCTTTTTGGGGTGATGCTTGGCAGTGCCGGAAGAGCCAAAAAGAAGAGCTTGCAAGTGGGCGCTTGCAAGCTCTTGGGTGCTTATTCTATTGTGCTTGATAGTGGCTTGTGCCGGTTGGCAGTTTAGCCTACTCCACCGGTGACGTATACACCGCAGATATGCGCGGCGTGCCAAATCACGTATTGGAGTTTACAGGCCCACGGAAACCAATAGCCAAGCGCACCGGCAAGATAGATTGCGCCATCGAAAGCCACTTGGGTCAATTTCTCTGAGTTAGTCATAATTTGCATTGGGAAAGCTTCTTTCTGTGAAGAGATCAATGTTAGGGTGATTGGTGCCGGTGATTAGGCCACTGCGCGAGCAAGCTTGCTTTCAAGCGCCTTGCTATCGAAAGAGCTTGGATCATCACCACAAAATTCTATAGTGAGATCGGAAGTGAGATCGGCATTGGTTGACACTGCAAAAAGTATATCTTCTTCCGGTTGCGCAGTATAGAGAATATAGGTATCTTCCACTTCCGCCTCAAGCTCAAGATCGTATTGATCGACCGCAAACACTTCCGCCATGATTGCGTAGATCGCCGGTTGCCATAATTGGCGCTCAAGCTTGATTTCTATGTTGCCCCATTGGTCAATTGCCATGATTGGTGATGCTTCTTTCTTCTTATCGTGATAAGTGTAGGTTGATTGGTTGGCAGTGGCACCGGAAGAGCTTGAGCTTGCTTGGCTCTTCCGGTGCCGGTGCTTTTTAATGATCGTGATTGTGATTATGTTCGTGGGTCAAATCGTGTACCGCTTGCACTCTTGGATCGTCCGTATGGCGCTCTACTTCCGTTATGCCGGAAAGCTCGATCTCTTGGGTGCCAAGCGCTTTCCAAATTGCTTCAAGTGCTTTTTTCCCCTCTTCCGCGGTTGCATCACCGCGAGCAAAAAGCCCTATTTGACCATCATTGGTGATTGCTATGTCAAAAGTTATCTTGCGTGCCATGATTGTAAGCTTCTTTCTGTGATTGGTGCCGGTGCCGGTTGGCAGTGGCCTATAGGGTGATCTCGATACGTGCCGTGACGCCATTATCTTTTTGGGTGATGCTAGAAAGCTTGCCAAGAGCCGCGAGCTTCTTCAATACAGTGGTTTGTTGCGCCACTGTAGATTGGCGCTCGAAAGCTTGTGCAAGCTCTTCTTGCACTTCTTGACCGCGCTTGACATGGTAATTGTCAGTGCTTACGGAAAGCTCAAGCGTGATCTTGCCACTTACCACGCGCTGTACGATGGCAATCGAGTCTACACCGGCATACTTGCGCCCACTGTACGCGGCGTGTGCATAATCGTACTTCATGGTGATCTCACTTCCGCCATGCGTATACGCTCTTTCCCCTACATTCTTTTGGAAGAAGTGTACTTCTTGCGGAGTGATGCCAAGAAGCTTGGAAAGCATCGTCACAAGCTCTTCTTTCGCCAATGCGATCTGCGCAATTTGCGCCTTGCTAACTGCTACACTATTGCAAGCCATGATTGTGATCCTCTTTCTGTGATTGGGTGATTAGAATAATTTGCCATTATTGGCGCGGTTGGCTAGAGCGCTTGCCGGAAGTGGCAAGCGTGCCGGTGCCGGTGCGATTTTGATTGGCTCTTGGCGCGTGCCGGTTGCCATACTGATTGGTGCCGGTGCCGGTTGCGACATATCGAGCGCACCGCGTTCCACGGTGCCAATGCTTCTTAGGGTCAATTGCACTTCCGATTGCATAGCAGACAAAAGAGCTTGATCGATCTCAAAATTGCGCTTGCTTGGCTCGCGGTCAAGTATGGCAGTGATCTCTTGCTTGATTAGATCGAGCTTGGCATCACCCCAAAAATTCATTTGACCCAAGCGCTCGATTAGACCGCGCAATTGGACAATCGAGCGCGATTGTAAATGGCTCTTATCTTGTGCCGTGGAAAGCACTGCGCTCAAGCTTTCATTCACCAGTGCATAGACTTCCGATTGTATGCTTTTGATAAAACCTGTCACTTCTTGAGCTTGCACGCGTGATTGCTCTTCAAGCACCGCTTTGCGCAGTGCCAAGAGATCGGCGCTTGCTTGAGCGTACTGCGGTGCTTCTTGATTGGCTTGATACGGCACCGGCACGAAAGCCAAGCTCAAGCGGAAAGAGAATTGATCGGCAAGCTCTTCCGCAGTGGGAAAAGTAGCCATGCACCGATCCTTGAATTCTTGTGCTTTCTCCCATCTTTCGCCATACGTGATCACACCGGCATTGTATAGCCGCGTGGAAACTTGATCGGCAAGCACCGTATATTGCTCTAGGACAGTGCGCTCATGCATATCGAGATCGTCTAACAGTTGCGCCACAAGTGCATCAAATTTGCTCTTGTGATCTTGCATGGCACCGGCACAAGCTTGATAGGCGCTTGCCGGAAGAAAATAACCGGTTGGCACTTTCAGCGTATAACGGCGCAAAACTTGGCGCGCGTTGCTTTCCAGAGAATTGAAAGCGCCAAGCACCGCTTTAGGCAAGAGCAAGCGAAAGCCAAGTGAGACGATGCTTTCCACTTCTTTATACTCTTCTTGGGAGATGCCAAGATCGGCGCTTGATAGACTCTTGTGGCCGCGGTATCGTGATATGCTCAAGCTCGCGAGCGCACCGCTTTCCATCAATTCGCGCCAATCTTTATTGCTCAAGCTTATATCTGTGGTGATGCCATCAAAAGCGCCTTGCAAGCGCTCAAGCTCTTTCTGGTTTGTGTCAAGTGCTTGACTGACATTGTAAGTATCCATTGGTGATCCTCTTTCTTATCGTGATAAGTGTATCAAAAAACGCGCTTGCGCTCTTGGGTGCCGGTGCCGGTTGCTTCCGGTGCTTGATTGGTGATCTTGCGCCATTGGTCTATGTATTCAACCGGAAGCATATCTGAGTCATTCACTGCGGAAAGAGCCAAGTTAGTCATGAGTTGCACATCTCGTGTATTGGCGCGTACGCGCTTGGGTGCTTCTTGCCAAGCTTGATCGGTGCCATACGTCTTGAAGAGCGCTCTAACTTTCCTCACTACATTCTCGATTTCGGCATTGGTATAGCCAACCAAGAGCTTGGCGGTGCTTTCCAAGATTTGATCGTTATATGGCAGGTTGACCGCGTACTTCTTGGCATAAAGCATCAAAAGCGCCAAGCGCTCGCGTTCGGTTGGCGGAAGCATGGCAACCGTCAAGTCAAATCTTCCGGCACGAGAAAGCGCGGCGTCAAGCTTATTGGGAAAATTGGTGATGCCAACCCACAGAATTTTTCCGCGGTTGCTTGGGTCGGATAGCTCTTCAAGCATACGCTTGAGTATTCTTGAGCTAACACCAGAATCGCCACTTGGCGCGGCATTGGCTCGATCTGGAAAAGTTGTCTCGATCTCATCAATCACGACAATACACGGTGCCGCGGATCGTATGGCAGTTAGGGCGCGCTCTAGGTTGCGCTCAGATTGGCCTACGAAAGAGCCAAGCAAGCGCCCTACGTTAAAATTAATCACCGGCAAGCCACAAGCACCGGCGACGCCGCGCATAAAGTAAGACTTCCCCAATCCCGCGGCACCGGCAAAAAGTATGCCGGTTGGCACATCTCCAAGATCACCACCAATCATATTGGTGACGATCTCATCAAAAAGCTCTTTCAGTGGCTCCAATCCCGCGATGGCATCAAAACCGGTTGGCAGTGGCTCAAGTGGCTCAAGCACATCACCATACTCTTGTGATAACACTTGAGCTTTTACCGCTTTCACTTGATCCTTGCTCAAGCGCAATTGTGCTTGTGCGTCCAATACGATGTCCATCAATCCATATCGAGTTAGCATACTTGTGGCGCTTGCAAAAGCTTCCGGCGAAAGCTCAAGCACTACGCCGCGATCCTCTAGTTGGGGAAAAACAGATTGTGCTATGCTCAAGCGCTCTTCCGCGCTTGGCGGTGTGATCTCGATAGCAAAGTAACGCGAGCTTGCCAAGCGCAAGCTTTCGTGTAAATCAATCAAGTTATCTGTGATCATAATGATCATATTGCCGGTGCTTTCCACGGCACGATCCACCGCGAGCTTGCCAAGAAGAGCAAGCACCGCTTTGTCAGACGGTGCCATGCGATCATAGGATTGTGCCGGTGCGATAAGTTCTGCGCGGTCAAGCACAAGCATAACTTTTTTCTCTGATTGGCGCATGGCAGTATCAATCAAGCCAATGGCGCTTGGCACGTCAATCGGGAGATCATCACTGTCACTATTGCTTGTCAAACCGGCAAAATCACCGGAAGCTTGATCAATGCCGGTGATTTGCTTGAAAGTGGCTCTTTCAGCATCACCGGCAAACTTCCAACCGGCACCTACGCAAAACGTGACAACGATCCGCGCTTCCGCTTGTGTTTGCATCAAATGTTGCTCGATCAAGAGTGATCCGTTTTGACCTAATTGGAGATCACGCGTGGCACCGTATAGCACGAAAGCATGATTGCTTTCGGAGTTGTATTTTCGTGCAATAGAATCTAGATAGGTAGGCATACAAGAAGCTTCTTTCTGTGATGAGAAAATTAACGGTTGAAAATCGTATACATGAGCAAAAAGATCACACCGGCATACGACATAAAGCACACAAGTGGATGAGTGAAGAGCGCAAAGTTATCCTCACTCCATTGGTCAAAAGCATCACCGGCACGCGCCACGCGCTCAAGCAAGCTTTCCGGTGCTTGATAGGGAAGCAAGCGGAAAGCTTCCGGCACGTTATAAGCACCGGCACGCGTGGCGGAAGCATACGACAATGAGATCGGCGCTTCCGGCACTGCCAACCAATCGAAAGTGGCTTGCTCAAGCGGTGCCGGTTGCCAATCGAGATCACCCAAGAGATCGGCAAGCTTGGCGGTGCGCTCTTGCTCAAGTGCTTGCTCGATAACTTGATAGGTGCGCTCTTGCCAATCGTAGGCCACTTGATCGTATATGCCGGTTGGGTCAAGCGGTGCCGGTTGCGCTTCCGGTTGGGAGATGTAAGCACTCATCACGACAAGCAAGCTCTTCAAGCTTGGCATGGGCCAAGTGACCGCGTGATCACTTGCCGGAAGCATGGCGGTGTATTCATTGGTGCCGGTGCGCTTGATCTCCAAGCACTGTATAGCATTTGGCAAGAGCCAAGAGTGATCACCGGTTGGCACGAGATCATCAATTGAAAATTGCTTGATTGGTGCCGGTGCCGGTTGCTCTTCTTGCACCGGTGCCGGAAGCTTGGCGCTCTTTCTTGGCAGTGGGAAGAGATCGTCAAGAATACATTCACATATCTCTGAGTATTGCACTTCCAAGTTTAGGTTGGCAGTATGGCGGAAGAGCGCGAAAAGTTGTGCCAACCTATCACTTTGCCGGTTATCACTTTCGGCACCGCACCATTCTCGCGCCATATCATAATTGGCGATCTCCCATAAGATCGCCTCATCACTCAAGTATGCTTCCGTATAGACTTCCGGTGCTTCTTGATACAGTGGCTTAAACTCAAGCATAAGCTCAACCCACAGATCACGCGGATCAAATTGACCGCGCTTTCCGTTGACAGTTGCTTCAATTTCAAATCTTCCCACTTTCACGATCTCTTGCACGCCAAGCACCGCCAAAAGCTTGATCACTTTTGCTTTTGTCATGCTCTTGGCTTGCGCTTGCAGTGCTTCTTGTCGATTGCTCATTTGTGTTTCTTCTTTCTTTCACTCGTGTATTTCTCGCTTCAAGGTACTTCAATCAAATCATAACATTTTATCCTTATATGTGTCAAATCTTGATACAGTAAATTCTTGATAACATTCTATATGTATGCGCAGTGCTTCCGGCACCGGCACCGGCACGAGAAAGAGCGTGCCATGCTTGCCGGTGATCTGGTGCCGGTTGGCGCTTGGCTCTTGGCACCGGTGCCGGAAGTCTAACGCGGTGCTTCCGGCACCGGCACGATCAAAAAGTGCTTCACTAGGAAAAGCTTCACTTTTTGAAGTGCTAACATTTTTTTCGGAAGTAATCGGGTGTATCAGATTTTGCAACATTTTGTGACGATAATTTTAGCGCAGGTTGCATTTTGATTGTGAGTTATTTCACAATCGCTTGGACTTGACATAACAAGGGCGGGCGACTCTGGGGTTAGTGTGACAAGTACACGAACATGCGTAGGTGGACACCCGATACCCCCCTCCCCCCCCCTCTATAAGGTAGGTTGCCAGGGTTATATTTGAGTTTTCCTGTGTGGGCTTGCTCTTGTGTGGGCAAATTTTTGCGAACGTGACTTGATCCGCAAGAATTTTCCGGCTGACCTGTCTCAACATGGGGACAATTTCCTGTGTAATTTAGCTAGAAATCCCAGGTGAAATCTGCTCATGATTGCTGGGAATTCGTCATAAATTTATCACAATAATTCCAAGAAATCAAGCAGCATTTTTGCTACATTTTTTGGGATAAATTACTCAGGATTTTCTGGAGATTTTCAGGACAATTTTGGGATATTTTTCTGGAGTATTTTGGGATATTTTTCGGGCAATTTGCCAACAAATTTTGGGATAATTTGCTGGAGAAATTTGGGAATTTTCTCGTGCGCTCGTGGGCGAAAGCGCGTACAGGCGATTTTGAAAAAGTCAAAAAAGGGGCGGCACCTTTTTTTTGGAGCCACCCCCCTACTTGATGTGATAACTATTTAGGCGGATACATCTGAACGACCATGCCGACGATGGCGCGTTTGCCCTTGTGCGCTGGATCTAGATCTTGGTATTCATCCAACCAAACCGGCACTGTGATTTGACCGGCCTGATTTTGCCACTTGATACCGCTTGCCTCATTCGGGTAGGGCGAGACATCTGTGTCTATGCCCTTATCAGGAAAAGAGTAGCCCTGTGCAATGGCGGCTGTCTGGTTGGGAAAGCGCACAATGCCCTGTCGTGTGTTCATGACAGCACCGGCTCTGCGCTTGGCATGGCAAGATCAAGCGTGGCGGCTTCATGCTCAACTGCCATTTGCCAAACACAATCTGTGGCTTCAAACAGTGGGCGCATAGCGGCGCGATCCTCATCGGATTTTGGCGTAGCTGTGATTGCCATATAGTCATAGACGCCATCTTCATTGGTAAAAGGGATAAAGCGCGTTGCGTCCAGATTGACTTGATCATCT